GCTTCCTTCAATGGGGCTAGCTATTTTGAAATCGCAAATGACGACGGCCGGTTTTCACCGGATAATTTTACAGTTGCGATGTGGATAAAACCGGTCAGCAGCAGTACCATCCAAACAATTGCGTCATGCCGCAATGGGAATGGCCCATTAACCGGCTGGATGATTTACATACTTAATAACAATGACTTATTGTTTCAAACAGGTATGGGATCCGACTGGAGTTACAAAACTGACATATATCCGGGCATCGGCAATGCAAATACATGGGTTCATCTTGCGTTTTGTTTGAACAAATCCACAAGCACGTGCGTGGCGTACGTAAACGGCACCCACAGAATAACCTTCACCATAGAGTATACAAACAACACGGGTAAACCGTTGAAAATCGGAGCAGGCGGCGATTCCGACTATGAATTACTTCTAAAAAACGAAACCCTCATGGACGACTTCCGGTTTTACAACAAGGTGCTTTCGGCGGCTGAGATCAGCACCATTCACGCACAAGGTGTCACGCCTGGACCCACGCCTACGCCTACAATCACGCCTACACCCACGCCTACACCCACGCCTACACCAACGCCTACGCCTACACTACTACCCTTGTCCGATTGGTTGTTTGCGTCATACAATTTTGAAAACAATATATCAGACAGCTCTGGAAAAGGCAATACTCTGACCGCCGTCGGGGGTGCAGAATACACCAGCGCAGTAAATAATTACAAATTAGGAACCCACTCGGCTTCCTTCAATGGGTCTAACTATTTTGAAATCGCAAATACTAATGCCCGTTTTTCACCGGACAATTTTACAGTTGCGCTCTGGATAAAACCGGTCAGCAGTACCGGATACCAATCAATCGCATCATGCCGCAATTCCAATTTTACCGGATGGATGATTCACATAAATCCGGCGAATGGTTTGGAGTTTTGGACAGGTACTGGAACTATTTGGAGTTATGCAAATACAACAATTGAGCTGTACCCGAACTTTGGAAGTACGAATGAATGGATACATATTGCATTTGTCCTTTCCAAATCCAGCGGAAATTTTACGATGTACGTAAACGGCAATCTTAACGCAACCCTGAAACAATCCTATGTAAACAACACGGCCACCTCATTGCGCATCGGAGCAGGCGGAGATTCTTCCCCTGGTGAATTCCGTGTAAAATCGGGAACCCTCATGGACGACTTCCGGTTTTACAACAGGGAGCTTACCGAAACTGAAATTAAGTCCATAATTGCCCCTGCCAACCCCACTCCGTCTACGCCTCTTGTGTCTCTTTTGTCGTTGGATCCGAATGGCGTAACGATTAAGTACACTGGAAACCCTGCCAATGTTACGGATAATCCTTTTTTCGTTCAAGCAAATCTAAGAAAAACAGGCTTTGAATGGTTTGCGGTGGTCAACGACGGACTGAAGCTCCTTATTTCTTCTTATGTAAGATTTCCGATTGACACCGCCGTCCGGTTCACGCCACCCGGCCAAGGACAAACCGCCGTGCCATTCAACAATATTGTTACAACGTTATTGACGAACACAAATGAAATGATAGCCTTTTCAAGTGACCAGGGATCATTCAACCAGCCAATTGCTTCATGGGACACGTCAAATGTAACGAACATGTCGGTCATGTTTTACCAGTCACGTTTTTTCAACCAACCAATTGGATCGTGGAATACATCAAAAGTAACAGACATGGTGGCCATGTTCCAGCAAACAGTTCAGTTCAACCAACCCATCGGTTCATGGGACACGTCAAATGTTTTAAGAATGGATGCTATGTTCATGCAGACATCTTTCAATCAACCGATTGGATCATGGAATACTTCAAAAGTTATTAGTATAACTAATATGATTTCTTACAACCCGGAATTCAATCAACCGATTGGATCATGGAACACGGCAAATGTCACAGACATGAGGTACATGTTTGATAATACAGAGAAATTTAATCAACCGATTGATAGCTGGAATACGGCCAAGGTTACATCCATGTTGAACATGTTTAATAATGCATATAATTTTAATCAACTGATTGGATCATGGAACACTGCCAATGTTACATCCATGTTGAACATGTTTGCTAATGCACAAAATTTTAATCAATCGATTGATAGCTGGAATACGGCCAAGGTTACATCCATGTTGAACATGTTTCAGTCGGCTCTAAATTTCAACCAGCCGATTGGATCATGGAACACGGCAAATGTCAGATCCATGGGCGCCATGTTTACGTCGGCCGTAAAATTCAACCAGCCGATTGGATTATGGAACACGACCAATGTTACCGAGATGACTAATTTGTTTAATTTTGGTGCCGGTATGTTTCAAAATGCCACCGCATTCAATCAACCGATTGACAGCTGGAATACGGCCAAGGTTACATCCATGTTTAACATGTTTAATAAAGCAACTAATTTTAATCAACCAATTGGATCGTGGAATACATCAAAAGTAACTGACATGTCGGCCATGTTCAAGGAAACACTTCAGTTCAACCAACCCATCGGTTCATGGGACACGTCAAATGTTTTAAAAATGGATAGTATGTTCATGTACACCTCTTTCAATCAACTGGTTGGATCATGGAACACGGCCAATGTTATAAATATGAACGGTATGTTTAAAAATGCCACCGCATTCAATCAACCGATTGATAGCTGGAATACGGCCAATGTTACATCGTTTAGTAATGCCGGCGCATTCAATATATATACTGGATCATATGACACGGCCAATGTGAACGGTATGTTTCAAAATGCCACCGCATTCAATCAACCGATTGGATCATGGAACACGGCAAAAGCCACAATCATGGCTTTTATGTTTTATAATGCCACCGCATTCAATCAACCGATTAATAGTTGGAATGTCGACTTAGTCAGTTCTTATTCCGATTTTAGAACTGCATCTGCTCTGAGCGTTGGAAACACGCCAGCTAAATTTCGTTAAACACAATTGTATTAGTGCCCGTTTCAAACTGAAATAAAAATAAATGTAACATGTATATTTACATTACATTTATTCACATCATCATCATCATATCATGGCATTCACCCGCATTCACGACGATTATTGTCGCATTGCCAAGGAAGTGCAGGAATCCACCGGTGCTGGCCGGTACCGCTTGAACGTGCCCGGCAACGGCGACAAACCGGTTTACATGGAAGACCCCTGCATCCGCCTCCAGGGGTGGGGCGGCAACTTAAGGACCAACTCGGTGGAGCTGGAAAACGATTTGCGCGGGCTCAGCCGGCCGCTGTCGCGCGACTGCATCAACTACAAGGCCAGTGCCGCAACAGTGGGCGACGCGCCCGTTGAATACCCCGCATGTGCCCCGTTTGTGGAGCAGCCGCGCGCCACCCACCCCGCATGGACCGCCCGCGATTTGGAGCAGTCGCATTTTTCTTATTTGCCGATGAACCCGCAGGAGCACGTGTGCCGCCCGTTTCAGAACAACTTGAGCACGCGCATCCTGGAAAAGGACTATTTCAGAAAACCTACGGTTTTCCGAACCTTTCCCTCCTCCTCATAAAACCTACGGTTTCCAAGGCACTGCTTAGCTCGTTTTATTTATTGGCGTAGTGTAGAAACGCAATCCTAATAATGACGTGCAAAAACATAACCGTGCGCAAGCGTGCGGGGAAGCAATACCTGATTCATTTTGCGGGAGGGGCGGCGTTTGTGGTGCGCGTGTTTGGCAAAGTGCTGACCGTTTACACCAGCAAATACGCTCCGGATATCACGGCCGGCAAACGGGTGCACCGTGCAACCATTAAGAACCTGTTTGTGCCGTCCAGTTTGAAGCCCGGTTCAAGGCTGCCCGCTCGCACGTTGAGTGGAAAACCGGTCAAGGACGTGTGCGACATTGGTTTAGCCGGAAACTCGCTGCTCGCGCACATCGGGTCCAATGAAGGCAACAATGCATTCAAATACCTCTACATCGGCCACGACGTCGTTGAGGTCACCCTGGACGAGCCCGTGGAACAGTATTATTCGGAACTGATGACGGGGTTTACCGGCAATCCGTATTTGAAGGTGGCAGCCGATGCGCCGCTGGCTTATGCGATCACCAAGAACTACGTGTATTTCTTTCACACAATGAAGCGGTTTGACCGCGACGCATTTCCGAGCCTGCGAGACGTGGTTCCCCCGCTCAATCCGGCGGCCGATTATTCGCCCGCCGTGAAGACCGCCATGCGAAAGACGGCCAAACGAATCATTAAGACGGTTCTGGTTCCGTTCTCAAGTTATTAGCAATTATTAGTGAAACGAAACGCAAATAAAAAGTATATTTATATATTAGTATTTATCATTACATAATATATTTACAGTTAGTTACCTATATTTAAACAAATAACATGGCCGAACTTGCGATCCCCCTGCTGGGTTTGGCTGGCGCGTACCTCATGTCCAACCAACGGAAGAACACAAGGCCCGTCGCGCCTTTAGCTGCATCTGGTGGATTGGCGGCAACAGCGGCAACAGCAACCGCATCAAACGCAGCAATCGCAGAGGGCTACACGAACATGGGCTTACCCAACACCGTCGTTCCCCCCGACAACTACCCCGTGTTCAAGCCCAAGACGGGCTACAACGCGAACGAGTACTCCAACTTCCCGAACCCCAACGCCGCCACGGACAAGTACTACGAGCAGTCGGCGTACCAAGAGGTGGTGAACGGCGGCCCCGATTTCGGCGGCAAGACGCAGTTCGGCGACACGTACCAGCAGCGCCGCCAGGTCATGTCGCTGACGGGCAAGCCCGTGGACGCCGGCGAATTTAGGCACAACAACATGGCGCCCTTCTTCGGCGCCAAAATCCGCGGTCGCACCACCGACGCCAACGTGCACGAGTCCGTGCTGGACACCATGAACGGCGCGGGGTCGCAGTGGGTGAGCAAAACGGAGGTGGCGCCGCTGTTCAAGCCGCAGGAGAACTACAACTACATCAACGGCGCGCCGAACGTGAGCGATTTCATACAGTCGCGCCAAATGCCGTCCAGCAACATGGCCAACGTGAAGCCGTGGGAGGAGGTGCACGTGGCGCCGGGACTGGACAAGGGCTACACCGACGCCGGCAGCGGCGGCTTCAATTCCGGCATGGACGCGCGCGACAAGTGGGTGGACCGCAACGTGGACGAGCTGCGCGTGAAGACGAACCCCAAGCTCACGTTCGGCTTGGAGACGCACGAGGGTCCGGCGCACTACTACATCCCGAACGCGCCCAGCGCCGCCACGCAGGGCAAGGTGGAGAAGTACTTGCCCGACACGTACTACTTGAACACGCCGGACCGCTGGCTGACCACCACGGGCTTGGAAAAAGCGCAAACCGCGCGCCCCATTGAGGCCGACCGCTTCGTCAACCGCCCGTCCACCACGGCGGAGTACTTCGGCGCGGGTTCGGAGCAGAACGGGGCGGCCACGTACGCCGCGCCCGCGGTGGAGCCGTCCAAGCGGCAGCACATAGATCCCAGCAAGCACCACGGCATGAACCCGTCGGCAGCCGGGCAGAAGCCCGCGTCCGTCGCCGACCACGGGCGGCTGGGGTACAAGGTGCTGCACAACAACCGCAGCACGACCACGAACGCGGTGGCGCCGGGGGGCGTGTTTGGCGCCCTTCGCGCCGTGGTTGCGCCGCTGCTGGACGTGGTGCGCCCGTCGCGCAAGGAGAACGTCATCGGCAACCTGCGCGCGTACGCGAATGCCGGGTCCACCGTTCCTGCGGGCACGGTGTTCAACCCCGCCGACCGGCTGCCCACCACCATTAAGGAAACCACGACCGGGTTGCTGGATTTCAACCATTTGAATTTTGAGCGCCAGACGAACGCGGGCTACCAGGTGGCGGACCAGCAGCCCGTGGAGAACCAGCGCGACACGACCACGGACGTGGAGTACGTGGGTTCGGCCGGCGGCGCTGCGGCGCACATGGGCAACCAAGTGTACAACGCCGCATACAACCAGCACAACAACAACAACAAGGTGCAGACGGCGTGGACGAACCAGGGCAACATGAACCTGCTGAACCACACCGAAAACGTGTGCGTGCGCAAACCGCACGTGAGCGTGAACAACTACATGGGCGCCGCGGCGCCGGGGCCGAACACGATCAACATGCCGCCGTCCGCAGAAACGTACGGCAAGGCGCACGCGGGAAAGACTTACCCGCGCAACAACATTGAGTGCGAGCGCATCAACCCCGAGATTCTGGACGCCTTCCGCAGCAACCCGTACACCCAAAGCCTGAACAGCTACTGCTGCCGGTAACGCATGAATGACGAATTAATTATATATAATATTTGCATATATATAATTATTGAACAGTTTGTCAGTTTGTTCCCCCACGCACGCACATATTTCATGAAACACGTTATACAATGCTTTGTTTTATTTAGCGCCGTTGTTATTGTGGCAAGCGTGGTCGCGCTGCTACTCCATTTCAAGGGCCCCCATGCAATGGCAACCGCAACCGCAATAGAAGGGTTTCAAACTGCTGCCAATACTGGCAAAATGACCCATGCGCCGGTATCCGCCGCGGGTCAATCCAGCTTGTCCAGTACGGCTGGTTCGGCCGACGGCAGCTCCGACCACCAGCATTTGCTGGACCAATTGCTCAAAAAACAGGACCGTCTGGCCGAAGCATTTGAAAACCGTCGCAGCGGTTCCGTGACGGCAACAACCACAAAAAAGAATGGGATCGCTTCTGTCAGTGCGGATGCCAACGCGGATGCCAACGCGGATGAAGATTTTGGTCCTTCCGGTCAATGGAGCAAGCTGGTCGGGTGCAGCGACAAGTGCACGAAAATTGTCAGCACGGCGAACGCGGTGCGCGGTACGTGCGTGAATCCGCCCATTTCTGAAACCAACCGCAACCCGGATTATTCCAAAAAGTATTGCTTGGCGTTCCGCCCCTCCCTGCGTTCCATGCGCGAACAAGAGTGCATGACCTGCGGGTATTACGCGTACGCGGCCGATTGCTTGAAAAAGGCGGATCCAAAGAACCCGGACAAATGCACCAAGTACGGGGGCTACACGTATCAAGCCCCTACCGGAGCCAATGCGAAATCATATTACGAGTGCGCCAACGACGATAATTGCAAACTGTTTTTGGAAAAGGGAGGTGGTGGCGGCGGTGGCGGTGGCGCATCAGACAAGAGTGGTCCGGACTGTTCGGCCGCAGCCTGCCCGGCAAAAGAGGTCACCATTGCCGGCGTCACTACGCCCACGCAAAAGTGCGTCGTTCCAGGCTGCTTGTCAAACAGCGGCGGGTTGCCCTATCCCAAAGATTTTTACGGGAACGACATGATCAATCCGTGCAAACGAACTGGTAATGGATACATATGCCCCGCCGTCACGTTTGGATCCACGGAATCTTACAATTCGGTCGGTGGTTCGGATCCGTGCTACATCACAGGTGGTAAACCCGACATCCTCAAATTCCAATCCATTAATAAAATTTGCAACAGTGTTAAGCCGACGTCTGTTCAGAATTTCAAACCAGGCACCACCGATTCAAGTGGTGCAAGTGGTGCAAGTGGTAGACGCGACAGGCGTGGCAGACGCGCAAGCGCAGGCACAAGCACAGGCGCAGGCACAAGCACAAGCACAAGCGCAAGCCGTAGCAGTACAAACAGCGACAATGTGGTCAACGTGTACCATCATTACATAAGCGGAAGGCCAAGGTGGTCAAACACTTACAATCACCCCGAATCCGGTCTCATTTATCTGGGTATTTATTAATGCATGAGTTCCATCATGTCGGTCTTGTTGATGTGCGTCTCCTTCGCAATGATTTTCAGTATTTTGCGGTGGGCGGCGTCGTCCTTTTCAATGTTCTTGTACAGCTCCTTGCAAATACTCTGATACTCCATGTGCATTTTCTCCTTGTTCTCCCACCCGGGATGGGCTTCCATCCAATCCTGTATGACGCGTGTCTGATAGCACGACGTCATGTAAATGAATTTCTTCACGTGTTCGTGCATGTCGTCCTTGATCCATCCGTCGCTCTTAATGTACATCGTTTCGCGCTTGGCGTCCGTGCAGTGGATCGGGCGCAGGTGCACGTCCATTCCATTCAAGTTGTTGGCAATGATGGCCCCCACGCCCTCCACAATGCCGTTCGTCTTCGTGAATTCCAAATCTTGGAGCGTGATTTTCAGCGTCTTCATAAAATCGCTCAGCTTGATGGCGTCCTTGCACTCCGTGTTCAAAAACACCTGCACGTTGAACTGATTATTAATCGTGTTGTGCGTGTTTGTCACGTGCGCCACAGATGCCACTTGCGTGGGTTTTTCTTTAATTGTGTCGGTCAATGCATGAATTAAATCGCTTTGCATCATAATCATATTTTTCATAAAATCTTTCAAATCGTTCATGGGTGCGTTATCCGCTTGACTGATGCGCTTGTGCTTTTCGGTTGCATAATGCTGCTTTAAATTACTTTTTTTACTGCAATAATACTGACACGGTTTGCATCCGTGCTTTTTCTTCTTGTTTGCATCAGTTTCTGAATTTGGATTCGGATCCGAGTTCGGGTTCGGGTTCATGGGTTTATGCGTTATGCGTTATGCATATATTATATTTTATGCTCTAAGCGTTTTTATAAATTCATGTATAAACCTTGCTTGATTAACCTAGCTGGCTTATTTTGGCTTATTTTATAAGCCATCGCCTAGGTAAAACGGCTTATTTTGGCTTATAAAATAAGCCGTTTTGCACAAGCCTCGACCCCCAAATGCACTCATTTCGGTGCCTTTTTTTAAGTTTTTTTTGGATCCAAAACTTGCCCTCCGCGGTGCCTTTTTTTAAGCGCTGCATTATGCTCTCGTTTTTTACCATTTTATACAGGGTTTTATTTTGTTATTTATCGATTCGAATTTGCACAAGACTCGAAAAATTTTTGAGAAATGGACACAAAAAGTATGTCCAAAAATCGAAACCTCGAAACCTTTTTGCGCAAAAACGCGCGGCGCTAGGTAATTTGCGGAACTTTTTAGAATGTTAAACGAGAGACCATACATGCAGCGCGGATTATTGCATATGCCGGGTTCCTAAATTCTTCTAGAGAGAAATTGTAACATTTTATTCTTCGGTATGGGTGCGAATATATTGGCGCGAATATCTCTCGTTTGTTACATGGATAGAGTGAATGTATCCATGAAATTGGTGCTGGTGCCTTTTTTTAAGCCCGGATGCGACGACGGATTCATTCCGAATGTTCCCACACCACGACGGGGCCGCCGGAGGGCCACGCGGCGAAGGGAACGGCCTTGCTGGTTGATTGCGGAAGGGACAGCAGTCGTTCCAGCGCTGCCTTGCGGCGTTCCAGCGGGGTCTGGTTGGGGTGCGATGGTTCGCGGCGCGTGAGCTGCTTGAACCGCCATTCGAACTGCAGGGCGGCCTGCCATGTGGGGAAGCCGGTCACGTGACATGCGCGGCGCCATGTTTCGCCGCGGGCCACACGAGCGCCGGTTGCGTGCGCTCCGCCGGCCAGCTCCTTGTTGTGCTGGCGCAGCCTCCGTACCAGATTCACGGTGGCGCCCACGTATGTTGCTTTTTTGCAGGACGACTCCAGCAAATACACGAAGAATTCTTTGGCATCGGCGACCTCTTCTTCTTTCATGTCATCCACTACTTCGTTACTATTTGAAACTTGCATTGCGTTAGGATTCCTTAATGTATGCCATGCTTTTTTTTTGGTATTCCAAATGCGAAAAAATTGATTTCATTTATAATTCGCCCCAACCCAACCCAACACAACCCAACACAATCCAACACAATCCAACACAATCCAATCCAGATCTAAAATGGCAGAAACTGAAATCAGAGAACTCAGCAATCTTCGCGCGGAGCTGTCAACGCTGAAAAAACAAATGACGGCCGTGCAGCAAAGAATAAAACAAATGGAACAGGAGGTTTACAACAAATGCAACCATGATTGGACAATTGACCGAACCAACGTGGGAGAACACACCGAACATGTGTGCGTGCACTGCAACATGTCCAAGGCATTGTGAATCAACAAACCGCGTTGATTCAAAAATAAAAAAACTCTTTTTTTATTTTTTTTGGTCACCTTGTCACCTTGTCAGATTATACCTTTAACGTCTGTAAGAACTCAAGGTTCTGGTGGGCACATCATCCGACGCAAACGCGTATTCGTCATCCGTCAGTTGCGAATCGGTGTGATGAGGGGGTGTGTGTGGAGTTCGGGGGGTTTGCGGCTCATGCTGATGCTGCGGCGTCTCGGACATGGCGATGTCCTCCTGAGTGAATTCGGTGCTTTGGGTGTCGCCTGACACGCAGCGCCCGAGCGCACGACGGCACACCTCGTATGCAACCGGTGTTGCGTTTGCGTCGTGCTGGATGGAGTGCACGCGGTCAATGCCGATGTCTTGTGCGTTGCGCTTGGTGGTTGGATCTGAGCCAATGAAGAGCACAGAGTGCATGGGGTTTCGTTTTTTGTTGTCGGCAATCATTTCATTCACACTGGACCGCGTGTGCATTTTGGAATCGTTGTCGTCACCGTCGGTGAAGATGTACGTTGTCGCCGGAACTCCCGCGCTGTGCTTGTTCATGTGGTCAATTGCAATTGCAGTGGCATCCCACATTGCAGTCATTCCATCACACACCAAATCTCGCATGGTAATGGGCTTCGCTTCACTGATCGGAATGACAGGGCCCGCTGCAATGTTGTCATGCGACGAGAATTTGATGATGCAAACGGTTGCCTTGTGTTCGCATGGTTCTCTGTAGCGTTTTCGCATGTCGCCAAAGATTTCATTGATTCCGTTTGCAACGGACATGCGTTGAGTTTCCATTGAACCGCTGATGTCTTGCACAACGAGAACATTCATCTCCTTCACGGCAAGCGATGGAAGCTGAGATTCTTCTTCGTCTTCAACTTGAGGGACAGGGACTGCGTCTTCGGCTGCGGCTTGAATTTCGGCTTCAGCGACAGGGTCTTCGGCGGCAGGGACAGGGACAGGGACAGGGACTGCGGCGGCAGGGGCAGGTGGTTGCGCGGCAGAAGGCGCCGCTAGAAGATGTTCCGGAAAGTCTTCCATCACGCCATAAGGAGTCTTGTAGAGTCTAGCCCTTGTTGCATCACTCGTAATGACCATTCCAATCGTCGGTTGTATTGTAGTAAACTGTTTTGTCATGAGTTTCCCAAAACAAGCTTTCAATTTTTTTTTAAAATGGTTGACCAAAATAATTGTAAAATACTAAATTACTAGAATAATCGTTTTGTGCACATTTCGTACACGTGTTTGCATGCACCCACCGTGCTGATGCCAATGAAGATCCACGATTGGTTGTAAAAGTATTTGGAGATGTCCATCACTTGAAGCGCGTAAGAACACACCGGGTTTGACACATTGAAAAATGTAACCACGTAGCCATGTAACCCGGGCGGCGCGCAAAATTGCGCGTAGGTTTGCACGGCAGCCCAGTGCAGGGACGCAAATGCAATGGGCGCAAATAAGAACGCAGAACCAAACCCACGCATTTTCATCATTTTCGTATTTTATTGCATTGCAATCGTAATGTTTTTAATTACCTTTTCGGGTTACACTTGTTGCAACTGCATCCCCTAATATGTTGTGATTGCCGCGATTGTTGTGATTGTTGTGATTGTTGTGATGGTCGTTAGAGAGAAATTCATTCCATTTTTTGAACCCAATAAATAATGAATTCGTATTCAATGTATTTAAAACCAATGTTGTATTTATTTATTACATTATTCAAATTACCCTCCATTTTCTCTCATTGGATGACCCACAATACTCAGAATTATCCGAATGTTGCATTCATCACCGGCATCACTGGTCAGGACGGCTCCTATTTGGCCGAGTTGCTCCTTGGCAAGGGCTATTTGGTGCACGGCTTGATCCGGCGCTCGTCCACGATCAACACGGCGCGCATTGAGCACTTGTTTCGGAGCCCCGCGTTGAAGCTGCACTACGGCGACATGACGGACGGCGCGTGCCTGTACAAGATCCTGGACACTATTAAGACGGCGCACCCGACGATGGAGCGCCTGGAAATATACAACCTGGCCGCGCAGTCGCACGTTAAAATTTCGTTTGAGATGCCGGAATACACGGCCGACACGGACGCGTTCGGCACGCTGAAGCTACTGGAAGCGATCCGCAACAACGGGCTCACCGGGGTGGCCCGGTTTTATCAAGCGTCCACCAGCGAGCTGTACGGCAAGGTGCAAGAAATGCCGCAACGCGAGACCACGCCGTTTTATCCGCGGTCGCCGTACGCGGTGGGCAAGCTGTACGCGTACTGGATTGTGAAAAATTACCGCGAGGCGTACGGGATGCACGCGTCCAACGGCATCCTGTTCAATCACGGGGGGGTGCGCCGCGGGCACAACTTCGTGGAGCGCAAAATCACGCTGGGTCTGGGGAAAATTCTGCGCGGCGAGACGGACCGGCTGGTGCTGGGCAACATTGATTCGCAGCGCGACCTGGGCAGCGCGCAGGATTACGTGGAGGGCATGTGGCTCATGCTGCAGCAGGACGTGCCGGACGACTACGTGCTGGCCACGGGCGAAACGCACAGCGTGCGCGAAATGATTGAGCTGGCGTTCGGCATGGCTAATATACGGTTGAAGTGGCGCGGCGCGGGCGCCGACGAGGTGGGGTACGACGAGGCGACCGGCAAAGACCTGATTTTCATTGATCCGAAGTACTACCGGCCGACCGAGGTGGACGTGCTGTGGGGCGACGCGTCCAAGGCGGAGCGCGTTTTGGGATGGCGCCCGCGGACCTCGTTCAAGCAACTTATTGCCGAGATGGTGCAACAAGATACACAAGTTGTGTATAAAATAATTTAATTTATTTGTGGAATGTGGAAATAGTTAGTGCATTCGTGCAAAAATTGAATTAAATCATGCCCTTGTTTGAATGGTATATACATGTATCATTCAAATCAAACAAACTAATCAATGCTGAAATCAATTCTGAACAAGAAGCACGCGCTCAGCAGCCTAACGGACGCGGAGTTTGAGGCGCTGCTGCCGCAGCTGGCCGCCGAACTGGAATCCCACGGGGTCTTGCGCGAAAGTTATACCGACGCGGATATACAGAAGGACTGGGCTCTATTGTTGAAAAAGGATGCAACGCAGAACGAAATGACTATTTCGGCCACCGAAGTGGCGGGCATGAAAGTGCTGCGAAAACACATGCGACACTTCCATGCCGTGCGCAATTACAAGGGACATTCGGTTGAGTCGCTGTGGACGCAGCCGTGCCTGGAAAAGGCGCTGCGTTTCAACCGCGCGCAGCACTCCACGCCTTACGCGTCTGAAATCATTCGCTCGCTGTCATTCGCCAACGGGCTGGGCAAGGTGACCATGTATCGTCCGCTCATGGCAAAAAAAGTGGTGGCTTATTTGGCAATCCAGCTTGGTGTGAAAGAGGTGCGCGTGCTAGACGTGTGCGCGGGCTGGGGCGGCCGAATGGTGGGGGCTAAAAGCGCAGAAGGAGGGGGAGACAAGCTCCCCCCTCAAACCCCCCGCAACGGAGACAAAGGAGGGGGAGGAGGGGGAGACAAAGGAGGGGGTCTGAAAGTGCATTACACGGGCATTGACCCTTGTGAAAAGACGTACGCGGCGCTGCGCGCCATTCGCGACGAGCTTGGGCTCACCGATGTCACCCTTGTGAATAAGCCCGCCGAGGTGGCGCTGCAACAACCGTTGGGTGCGTACGACATTGCGCTGACGAGTCCGCCGTATTACAACCTGGAACTGTATTCGGATGAACCGACGCAGAGCGTCCAAGCGGGCGGCTACCAAACATGGTTGGACACGTTTTTGAAACCGGTCATACAGGGCGTCATTCGGCACGGCGTGAAGTACAGCTGCTGGAGCGTGAAGAACTTCAAGACCGACAAGAAGTACGACTTGCTGGACGATGTGATCCGGATTCACGGCGAGCACGGGTGGCGCCTTTTGGACGACACGGTGTTCACGATGGCCAACAGCCGGCGGCCGGGCCAAAAAGCCGCGAGCGAATCTGTCGCGCTGAAAAAAACGGAGGAATGCACCTACGTGTTTGTTCGTGCGACATAATGCATAAATGCCAAACATAATCACACATCGTGTTTATTTTTTTTTATATACTTATACTATATAATCAATCATCCATGGAACCACCGGGTGTTTCATTTGCAAAACATATGGCAGACATGTCAAAAAGTGCAAGAATCGCGCTTTCTCGTTCGGGTATTCCAAAAGAACTTATTAATAAAATTATGAAGAACACGATATATGGTAACTTGTCTAGTTTAGCACCGTTGGTAGATATTGAGTATAAATCTTTTAGAGAAATGATAGATGTGTACCACGCCATTCATAGATCGGTTCTTGAAATATATCCAGAATTAGATCCTTCATGGGTGATTGAAATCATTGAGAAGTTTATTAAATTCTTAAAAACAACTCCACCAAATACGGTTCCAATTTTTGATTTATTGGAAGCAATAATAGCGAAAAATCAATATCTAACCCAATCGCAAGTGTATGAAAATGAAAGGATGCCTCGCGATAAGTACCGTGTATGGGTTGACCGTTTCATTCAATATCATTATCAGCCCGATGAACTTGAGAAAATAATGCATACACACGGCATGACCGACGAATCGCTGAGTGGTATACTGGTAAACAGCGGCATAACTCTTGACAGCGACATCGGTAAAGGAATAATCCGTTTTTTTGATGAAGTCGTTGCTATATTGAGTGATGTTTTTGACGAAATGACTGATTACGATAGGCACTCTCTTGCCATAAAATGCCATCCAGATGAATTGTACACAAGGTTATTTTCAAAGCGACAAAACCGAGAAGCAATCCTAAAAGCGATCCTAATCATTCGTACTAGTGTTATTGATGGTATGATTCCCATTTTTAAGAGTTTGTTTAAATTGAAAACAAAAAAAAAATATGCAGATTTAATGAAATTTCTAACTTTTGAAAACATGTTGAAATTAGATTCGGAATTGAAAAAAATAAAACAAGGAAGAGGAGGAGGATTGACGCGTAAAAGGCGCAGCAATAAAAACAAACATAAATCGTAAATCGCCCATTATATTTTATTTGGGAAGAGCGCTGACGAATTTGCGGAGGCATTCTATGCATTGGATCGGCGTGAGGTACGGCATGATGGCCGATTTCTGGGTCCACCAGCCCTGTTTGCCCTGGAATGTGACCACCTTTTTTTCGCGCAGCTCGCCCATGAGGTGCGCCTTTGTGATGCACCACACTTTCCATTCGTGGAAATCCAGGAGGGCCAGCATTGCAAAGTCGTAGTCATGGTCGGGTTCCATGTGCTGCCATTTGCAATCATCTTTTCCAGACCAGCGCCTGGCGCATTTGATTTCGCATTTGTGGCCTTCAAATATGCCGTCGTGTTGCGTGGACGTTCTTGGCGCCATTTGGAACAGTTCGGCCATGATTGATTCGCTGACGGACCCGAACGGCTTGGAGTCCAGACTCACCAGTTCCACCACATCGGGTGCTGCGTTCATGCGAACGTAATACTGCGTCTGCGTTTCTCTCCGTTTGTTTTGGGCAAATGCCTTGGTGTGCTTCCAATTGTCAACCGAAAGAAAGGATGGCCCGGGACTGCTTGCGTTCTCGGTACTGGCGCTGGTCTCGCTGGGACTGCTTTCGGTACTGTCGCTGGTCTCGCCGTTGATGCTTTCGCTGGTTGCGTGGTTTGATTGCATTGTGATTGATACATGAATGAAAAACAGTACGCCTTTCATTCATTCAATTTTTTTTTAAATTTTTCAAATTCGCGTAATCATAACTAATCATCATACCAATCATCGGATGAATAGGATGAATTGTGAAAGGGAGAGCACTCGGGGTGAAATGAAACGCGTTCCATTTCGCGCAGCTGTTTTGCAGAGAGAAGCCAGCGAATGGTGGCCGCATCCCCGTTTTGTTTCAACTGTTGAACCACGCAAATGCCGGTTTCTTCGCGGCCGCCGTGTTGGCCGATGACAATTGCATTATTGGAGTCGCGACACTTGAATGAGCTGAAGAAGATCATGCTTTTGGAATACACTTCCGGGTCAAATGACGGACGCGTAACGTATGGATCCGTGGTCCAACGAGCGGACCCGGGACGTGCCTTGCCCGGGAACACGTTTGCTTTTTGTGAAATGAGCCAAAGCATTTTGAGCGGGAACGTGTCCTTGCGGCGACTGTAAATATGCGCGTGCCGTAAATCGGGTTCCATGCGAACGTTGCGTTCAAACATCGCCTTGAAATCGGCCACCGTGCTGCATGCCACCAGCTCGTCCGATCGCGAATGAATGAGACACCACAACATTTCAATCATATTTTCTTGTATTGGATATAGATGCAAGTCACTGTCCGTACTGAACGGCGTCACATATGAAACCGTGCCGTTTTCAAAATAAAACCCTCGGGTCTGTTCATCTTTGGAAACTGTGGTTTTCATTGGCGGAAGTATCCAGTTGTGTTTGATGCGCCACTCTTGCGTGCGCTGTTCAAACACTTCCTGCGAATATTTTTGGTTTTTGAGAAGTTCGGAATATTCCCAAGCATCCAATTCCTCTCTTGTTTTGAAAACGGGAATTGTTTGTGGAGCATCTGGGCGTTTCAACCTGACCCAAGTTGGCCTGCATTGGGATGCATTTTCCTTTTCAATTGTGGCCAGCGATTCTTGGTTCAATCCGATTTCGCGACGGAACCACTCTTGTGTTGTTTCTGGTTCCGGTTTTATTGCCCTGTCAGCGGTGGGTCCTTGGCCTTTGAAGACGAGGCTTCCCAACAGGCTTCTCAAGGCCGTTGTTGTTGCGGTTGTTGTTGCCGTTGTTGTTGTTGTTGCCGTTGTTGTTGGTGTTGCCGTTGTTGTTGCCGTTGTTGTTGCCGTTGTTGTTGTTGTTGCCGTTGTTGTTGCCGTTGTTGTATTGCGTTTCACGATATTGGCCCAAGACATTTCTGATCATGATAATTCATTTCCATTTCAAGGTTTAAATCAATTTTTTTTCATAATCTAAAAGAAAAAACAAGGTATTAAAGTCAGTACAAGGAATGAAATAAATACATCAATTTCTCTCGCATGAGTGAATCCATAACGGCAATCAAGCCCAAACGGGTTCGCGTGGTTAAGAAGACCGCTCCTGTGCCGCTGCTTGTGCCCGCGCCGCCGTTGGACATTCACGGCGACATTCGGCAGAAGTTGCAGTACTTCATCGCGCAAAAGAAGATCCCCAACATCATATTTCACGGGGTGTCGGGGTGCGGCAAAAACACGCTGGCGTGGAACTTCATTCGCAGCATTTACGGCAACAACAAGGGGGCGCTGAAGGATTACGTGATGCACGTGAACTGCGCGCACGGCAAGGGCATCCGGTTCATCCGCGAGGACCTGAAGTTCTTTGCCAAAACCAACGTGGATTTGAAGGACGGAGAGATATTCAAGAGCGTGATTTTACTGAATGCGGACAAGCTGACCACGGACGCGCAGTCGGCGCTGCGGCGCTGCATTGAGCTCTTCAACCACTCCACCCGGTTCTTCATCGTGGTGGAAGACAAATGCAAGCTGCTGCGTCCCATTCTGTCGCGGTTCTGCGAGATCCACGTGCCCGAGCCGGTGATTGACGGCGCGCAGGTCAACCTGCACGCGCATTTGCTGCGGCGGACGTTTGCCGGGTCGGCGCTGGACAAATTTAAGCAGCAGCGGCAGGACTGGTTGGAAAAGGCGCTGTCAGCGGCGCACAACGCGGATGCGGATGGCATCATTCGGTTGGCGCATGACTTGTACGAGCGGGCGTATACCAGCACGGACTTGTTGGGGTGGTTGGAAGGGCGGCCCGAATCGGACATGCCGTCGGACAACAAGTACGAGAGGCTCGTGGCCTTTCAGAAGGTGCGCCCCGAATTTAGGAACGAAAAATTGCTCATGCTGTTCATGCTGCACTTCATCCTATTTCGTTCCAATGACAGTTTAGAAAATATATCATTTATGTAAAACCCATACCCCCTCCCCTAAACACATCCCGCAACGCCATGGACGATTTTTCTCTCGCCAACTTGCACGAATCCCGCAACGAATGGTGCGCCCGCTTGGTGAACATTCTGGCCCCCATGATGTCGGAGGGGTTTCGTTCCATTTTTGACGAGGCGTGGAAGCTGTGCGAACAAAACAACGAGACGGGCAAATATTTGATGACGTTCCAGAATTTTCTCTCGCGCGTGCCGAAGTGGAACAGCACCATCATTGAGCAGGAGACGCAGCGCATCGTGGACCGCAGCGGGTGCGGGTATTTGGCGGACATGGTAACGTGCGTGCACATTATTCAACTGAAGAGCCTGACCTGCATGCGCGTGGGCAGCAAGCAAAAAAAGGTGGACATTGACGTGCCGTCGCTGAACGAGTTCATTCACAAGGTGTACGTGCATTGCGCGCGCAAGCTGTACACCAACGTGTATTTGTTTGAGCGCGGCATTGCGCCGCTGACCGTGCAGAAGAACGGGCGGGAATTGGAGATCATTATTAAGGAATGCATTTTGGACAGCATCCGGGACAGCATTCCGCTGGAAATGATCCTGAAGACGTACATGGACGAGACCGTGGAAGACCACACCGAAATCAAGATTAAGGAGGAAATCGTGTCGCAAGAGCCGGTGTTAGAAGATCCGGCCACCGCCGCCGCAACGGCAACAAAAACAATGGCAACAGCCGCCACAACAACGGCAACAACAACCGCAACCGTATCAAATGATTCCAGCATGATTGCAGCGGGTTTTGACCCCGTGGCAGACGCGTTTCCATCCAGTGCATCGTTTCCATCCAGTGCATCGTTTCCATCCAGTGCATCGTTTCCATCCAGTGCATCGTTGGCATCCAGTGCATCATCAACCATTAAATTCAACGATACGGACAGCGCGATTGATGTGAACAACACGCAGCACAGCATTCACGCCCCCAAGACGGAGGACCGTCTGGAACAAATCAGCAACGAGCGATACATGCAGCGCAAACTGCAGGAAGAGGCCGACGACGACGACGACGCTGGAGATAGAATCAAAATCGGGGAGGACGTGCAGCTGGACGTGTTTGACGTGCAGTCCATGGAAGAACCCTTGAGAAAGCTGAATTATGACGCACCCGAGCTGGACGACATTGAAGTCCTTGCCTAAGCATGAAATAATTCGTAAAAAAGGCCAAATGATTCGTTTTGGTTAGTATATACTTTAGCAAACCCCGCCCCCCAGATGAACAGCAACGCGTACATTGTCAGTGGCATCATTGCCTTTGTGTTTTTGGTGGCCAAGTTCATTGAAATGCGGTTCGCAAATAATAAATCCGACGAGGAAGATGAGCCGGTGGTTAAGCCGCTGAAGTTCTTGCTGCGCGACGCGCTGCTGGTGTACGTGTCGTCGCTGCTGGGGTTTTACATCATTGCGCAATTTGAAGAGCATTCCTCCAGCGGATCCGCAGCCAAAGAGGTGGCCGCATTTACGGGCGGGCCGGACTTCTAAATCGGGGAACGTGGTTCACAAGGCACTGCGTTTCGCCCCGAACCCCTCCTCATCGGGGAACCACGTAAAAGCGCAGCGCTTTGGCCCCGAACCCCTATTATTTTAATTTTTAAATTAAAATCATAGAAATCATAATTAAAAACTCATTCATTAATTAAAGTACATGAATACCCCGGAGTGGAGCCAATATTTGCAGCTGTTTGCGGATCTGGGGGCGGACGCATTTCGGCGCGTGAAGCCAAAACACGCTGCTCGCAAATTCTGCGTGATTGTGGAGCCGCGCCAGCACCCGAACCTGATCCCCGTGATTAAGAACTTCATGTGCTTGCTGCAGGACGCGGGATGGGGGCTCATTGTGTATCACGGTCCCGACAACGAGATGTTTGTGAAGGACGGGTTGAGCCCCGTTTTATCCGACGACCGGGTGCATTACGTGCGCATGACCCGGCGCAATTTGACCACGGCCGAATACAGCGCCATGCTGGGCGACCCCCTGTTTTGGCAGTGCTTGCTGGACGGGTTCAATTGCGAACACGCGCTCATTTTTCAGTGCGACACGCTGCTGCTAAAAGGCGCCGCCGCCATTGACGCGTGGTTGAAATACGATTACGTGGGTGCGCCGTGGCCCATCATGAGCGTGAGCGTTGGTCCGCGCCAACGCGAGCTGCAGCTCACGGTGGGAAATGGTGGCTTGTCGCTGCGCAACGTGCGCGTCATGCTGGCCATTGCGCGCAATCATCCGTACCCCAGCGACGCAAGTGTTCACGTGCCGGAGGACGTGTATTTCTCGTACTGGTTGAAATGGAATGAAGCGGTGTATTGGACCCCGCGCGGCGACGAAGCCAGCGCGTTTGCAGTGGAGCACGTGCATGATCCGGATGCGGCCGGGCTGCACGCCCCGTCGGTGGACGTGAGTGACGTGATCCAGGCCGCCATTGAGCGCGTGAAAAAACACATGTTCATAAAAGTCATTTAAAGATTTAGCGGCAATTAAGAGCATCTAGGAACAACACCAACAGCAACCACCATGAGTCCAACCAAGAAAGCAATCGGCATTGATTTAGGCACCACGTATTCGTGCGTGGGTGTGTGGCAGAACGAGCGCGTGGAAATCATTGCCAACGACCAGGGCAACCGAACCACTCCGTCGTACGTGGCATTCACGGATGCCGAGCGCCTTGTGGGCGATGCCGCAAAGAACCAGGTGTCCATGAACCCGGAGAACACCATTTTTGACGCGAAGCGCCTCATCGGCCGCAAAATAGACGACGCCAACATTCAGGCCGACATGCAGCACTGGCCGTTCAAGGTGGCGGCCAAGGACGGCGGCAAGCCGCACGTGCAGGTGGAGTTCAAGGGCGAGCAAAAAACGTTTTCCCCCGAGGAAATTTCGGCCATGATTTTGACAAAAATGAAGGAAATCGCGGAGAGCTATTTGGGCGCCGCGGTAACGGATGCGGTCATCACCGTGCCCGCGTATTTCAACGACGGACAGCGCCAGGCCACCAAAGACGCCGGCGCCATTGCGGGTCTGAACGTGCTGCGCATCATTAACGAGCCCACTGCGGCGGCGATTGCGTACGGCCTGGACAAAAAGGGAAAAGGCGAAAGCGCCGGCGAGCTGAACATTCTGATTTTTGACCTGGGAGGCGGCACGTTTGACGTGTCGTTGCTCACAATTGACGACGGCATTTTTGAGGTGAAGGCCACGGCGGGCGACACGCACTTGGGCGGCGAAGATTTTGACAACCGCATGGTGTCGTGGTGCTTGCAGGAGTTCAAGCGCAAGCACAAGAAGGACCCGTCGGGCAATAACCGGGCGCTGCGGCGACTCCGGACGGCGTGCGAGCGCGCCAAGCGCACCCTGTCGTCATCGGCGGAAACCACGATTGAGGTGGACGCGCTGTTTGACGGCGTGGATTTTGCGACGAAGATCACGCGCGCCAAGTTTGAGGAGCTGTGCATGGACTTGTTCCGCAACACCATTGACCCCGTGGACCGCGTGATTCGGGATTCCAAGATTTCCAAGGGCAGCATCCACGAGATTGTGCTGGTGGGCGGATCCACGCGCATCCCGAAAGTGTGCGCGCTGCTGTCCGAGTACTTCAACGGCAAGGAGCTGAACCGCTCCATCAATCCGGACGAGGCGGTGGCGTACGGCGCCGCGGTGCAGGCGGCCATTCTGACGGGCGACCAGTCCAAGACCACGCAGGACATCCTGCTGCTGGACGTGGCGCCGCTGTCGCTGGGCATAGAGACGGCGGGCGGCGTCATGACCAAGCTCATTGATCGCAACTCCACCATTCCGTGCAAGAAGAGCCAAACCTTTTCCACGTACGCGGACAACCAGCCGGGGGTGCTGATCCAAGTGTTTGAGGGCGAGCGCCAGCTGACGAAGGACAACAACAGCCTGGGCAAGTTCCAGCTGGACGGCATTCCGCCCGCGCCGCGGGGCACGCCGCAGATTGAGGTGGTGTTTGACCTGGACGCGAACGGCGTGCTGAACGTGAACGCCACGGACAAGGCGGGCGGCAAGTCCAACAAGATCACGATCACGAACGACAAGGGGCGGCTGTCCAAGGAGGAGATTGAGCGCATGGTGTCGGATGCGGAGAAGTACCGGGAGGAGGACGCCCGGCAGAAGGAGCGCATTGACGCGCGCAACGGGCTGGAGAACTACGTTTACTCCGTGAAGAGCTCGGCCGACGACGTGAAGCTAAAGGACAAACTGTCGGAGGAGGAGCGGGGCGCCATTGAGGCGGCGTGCAAGGAGTCGCTGGAGTGGTTGGAATCCGCCGCGAAGGATGTGTCCGTGGATGAATATGCGGCCCAGCAGAAAAAGTTGGAGGGCATTGTTGCGCCCATTGTGGCGAAACTGTATGGGCAATCAGGACAATCAGGGCCCTCGGACCAGGGACCCAGCGTTGAGGAAGTGGATTAACTACACTGCGTAATCGCTGCGTAATTGTGGTTATTATTTTGTGATTCATGCAAAATGACAAAATATGTTTGATGTTTTAATTACAGCAGCGTGCGCTGGAACAGGAACCACACATCGTATTTGCCCCCTTCCTCGCGACAAATGTGAAAATGTGTTTGTGTGTCTTTTGAAAACACGCAGTCGGTGATGATTTGCTGGTCGTCTTTTACGACGCGCCCCCGGGACAGGTGCTGGTGCAGCTTGGCGTCGTATGTGACGGCCCACCACTCCGCCTTGGATTTGTGCAGCATGAAGAACCCGCCGGCGATGAAATTCAGGCGCGGATCCACCCCCTTGGTTTGCGTTGGATCGTTCAACGTGTGGATGCAGTGCTCAATTTGGGTCCAGTCATTGTTAACGCAGCCGTAATAAATTTTGGCGGGATTAAGCACCGCGATTTTGTCGGGGTTCGGCCATCCGCGCAGCTGCGACATGGTGAAGTCCTGCAGCGGACGCCCCCGGAAGTAGCCAATGTCGCACCAGCCGTAGTACTCCGTGTCAAAGTATTTGCGCGTCGCGGTTTCATTGACGAAGTGCGCCTTTTCCGACCAGAGCGCGTTCACGCGCCAGTCCACCCACTCATTCAGCAGTGTGTTTTTATTATGGTTGGCGATCCACATGTCCTTTAGCGCGTAGTTGCGAAACGATTCAAACGGTTTAATAACGACGCGGATGCGCGGATTGACGGCGGCGTACGCATTAAAATCAAATGAATCCGAACCGGCTGCATCCGTGTAAATCACGAGGTTGTACAAGCGCACGTTGGACAGCATGTTGCGGATCCATTTGGCGTACGTGGCAAAATTAAACTTGGCCTTGAAGTTGTACCAGCACGTGGAAAACGTGATGTTGACCTTGTCTGCATAGGGGTTTGATTCGGACACGGACATTCTTAAACTATAAAAAAAATAAATCCACGCATACTACAACATTGTAAAAAACATTTAAATTCAAATTTGAAGTAACTCAAATGTTTTCGGTGTATCAAAAAATAATAACTCCGGAATCCAGTCCGGTGCTGGGACCGATTACGGCAACAACGGCACCCGATTCTTTTTTATTGTGTAACTATTGCTGCAGTCATAGGACTATCAACAAGAGCGACATAACCAACACAACCAACCGCGACAGTACCAACACATCCAACCGCGACAGTACCAACACAACCAACCGCGACAGTACCAACACAACCAACACATCCAACCCACAATTCGATCTAGATTTAGTTGAGAGCAAATATCCATTCGGACACGCCACGCATTACACGTACCGCATAACAAGCCCCCGACTGCTGTGCGAATTTGAAACCGGAACGCCGTCGTCACCGTAATCGCCTTATTCCTTCATTTTTTGAGCTTCATTTGTTGCATTCGCTGCATTTGTTGCATGCGCTGCATGAGCTGCTGCTTGTCCAAATCCAGCATCAGGTGCGCGTAATTGGTGAAGCGCTGTTCAATGTCGCTGTAATCCTCGCGCTGCACCACGCTGAGCGGCGTGATCAGGAACCAGCGGTCCCGGCGCTGCAGTTCAAACCAGTACCGGTCAATGGCGTACTCCAGCTTCTGCAGCGGGGCGCGCATCAATTTGTTGATACCCGCGCGGTAATTGGCAATGAGCGCATCGTAATAGTGCGCGCGCACGATGTACGCCGTCGTGGTTTGGCAGCTGCCCACCTGAATGCACGCGTCGTTTACCACCGTGAACGGGGGGATGTTGTTGCCCGCCAGCAGCACCACGTCCCATGTCGGAACCGTCGCCATAAATGTTGCGAGCTGCGTCAAAAACAGCGGCACGTTCGTGAACAGGACGTCGTCCTCGCATATTAAGACGTGGTCCCAGCCGCGCTCTTTGGCGATTTGAATGCAGCGCATGTGGCTCATGCTGCAGCCAATGGCGCCACTCGCGGAGTGCTGAATGGCGTTGAATCGTTCGGGCACTAAATTAGACAGGCCGTTGTCTGCCGTTTTTATGGCGGCCAGCTGCGCTTCCACGTGCGCGCGCCGGTCCGTGCGCGACGCCAGGTTGATGTAGAGCGCATGTTGCAGGCAGGTTACGTTGTTCATGTTCATATAGCCCTTTGAACTCAAAGCGCAATGTGCAATGTGCAATATGCAATATGCAATTACATATACTACATCATTTAAATTTAAATTTGTTGCAATCATAAAAAAATTGATTTTATCATTGCAATGTATGTCATTGCGGAGTATAACAAATCAATGCACACCATGTACTTTGACGGCTGCAGCAAGGGCAACCCCGGGCGCGCGGGAGCGGGAGCCGTCATATACGACGCATCAAACAATGAAGTATTCGCGGAAGCCGTGTTTGCGGGATACAGCGCGACCAACAACGAAGCGGAATACACGGGGCTCATACTGGGCCTGAACACGGCGCTGAAGCAGGGAATAACGGAGCTGCAGGTGCGCGGCGACAGCCAGCTCGTGATCCGGCAAATGCAGGGTAACTACCGGGTGAATTCGGCCAAACTGGCGCCGTTGTACAAGTGCGCCGTCACGCTGGCATCCAAGTTCACGTCAATTGGGTTTGAACACGTGTACCGCGACAAAAACAAACGCGCCGATGCGCTTTCAAACACGGGCGCCGATTGATTCATTGGGTTTCATTCATTGGATTTCATTATTTTTTGTGTAAAAAAACAATTAAATGCTGCGCCCAATGTATTACATGAACCCCGACCATGAACACGAACGCATCATCGGACCGAACGAAGGCGGAGCGTCAAGCCCAGGTGAAGCCCATTTTGGAAAAGCTGACCGAGTTGAAGCTGCACGCGTCCAAATTTGCCGCCGTAAAGGCGCTCATGCTGCAAATCCAGGACTACATTAAAAACGGCGAACCGCAACAAATCAACATCGTGTTCCCCGAATTTGGACGGCGCATTAAGGGCACGCTGGAGACCAACCGACACTCCGAATCCAGCGTCAAACTACAAGGGGGCGACGAGCGCCCCCCTTAAACCCCCCACGAGTGAACGTAGTTCCCCGATTCGGAGGGGTTCGGGGAACGTAGTTCCCCGGTTAGTACACGATGTGCTCGTCAATCCACTTTTTCAACTGAATGCAGGTGGGCTCCAGTATTCGGTTCAGACCGTCCGCGTACGCTTGATAATTGGGCTCGTTGTCTCGGATCAAAATGAGCGCGTTGTAGATGATGTGCTGCAGCTCGGGCGTGTAAATGTCCACAATGGTTATGAAAATGTCGTCCACCGTGTTGTTCGCGGCGGATGTTTCAGAAGCGGCATCGTCGTCGTGTAACACGGGCCGCATTTTGTACGGTTTTGAACTGGAATGCGGTTGCAGCGTCATGATGTCCGGCGACAGCTGATCCTCCAGTATGTATTTGTACATGGTGAGCGTCTGCAGGATGTGCGGCTTGTCGGTTTGCCCGTAGGTTCGTATGAGCTTGTTGATGCCCGTTTTCGCCAGGTCATTCAATAATAAGTGCAGCCGGTGCTGCACGGAACCGTCGTCGTGCTTGCAGTGCGCGTAAAACTTCTTGAAACGGTGAAACACGTTGAACAAAAAATAGAGGTCTTCCTTGGTGTCGTTGTTGTACCAGCGCAGCATGGACTGCGAATACGCCGGCGGTTGCAGCGTCAAAATGTTGTTCTGGATGGTGATTTTGGTTCCCACCGGGTAAAACGACAGCAGCGCGATTTGAAGGATGGCCTGAAGGGGCTCCAAAATGGTTTCAAATCTCTCCTTTTTTCGGCGCGAATAAATGGTTTTGTACAATATTTGAAGCGTGGATTGCATTTCCAAATAATACATAATATACACCCCACCTTTAGATAAAAATAAACAATGATTGTTATTTGATTGTGTTATTTATTAATAATCATGCATTACTAATAAATCCTGGTTCCTGGTTCCTGGTCAGTTCAGTGCTTCAAAAAAATGTTGTTCTGTTGAATGATTTTGTTGTATGGGATGCAGTGCTTGTCGCACCAGCTCATGCATTTCATGATGTTGTGTCGTTTCATTGATTCCAGCTTGTCGGAGTTGCTTTTGTTTAAAATTAGGTTGATGGTGGCGCTGATGGTCTCCATCTGCTGCTGCCCAATGATGGCGTTGCATTCCTCCATTTTATTTAAAAAATACGCATCGTGGTCCATGGGCAGCAACGACGTGATCGTGGCGTGTTTCGGAATGGTTTCCAGCTGGCCGAACATGGCGATCAAATGGGGCAGCAATCCCACCGTCGTTGCCGGTTTGAAGTGCTTGCAAACAACGTATCGTTCCGAATTTGCGTGCCGGCTTGTGCAGGGTTTAGACACGTACACGTCTTGGTAAAAATTGCACAACACGTAAATGACGTCAATCGTGGGCTTTGCAAACGTGTCGAACATTTTCAATATGAAATGCCCCCCCTGCTTTTGAAGCGCCAGCGCAAACCCCAGCTCCGCAATGAGGAGACTCAGCACCATCGTCTCCTGGTTGTTGAAGTCGCACGAAAAATCAAACCCGCCGTCGGCCGTGATGAGGTCGCACGTGTTTTGATGCTGGGACGCGCAGTGTTCAAAATTGGCCGAAGATATGATGTTTCCGGTTCCGTCTGCCCCGGTTTCAATGCGCACGCGGTTGCGATGCAACTCCAAAAACCCTTTGCTCTTTTTCCATCCGGGGCACGACGCGTCCGCATTCAGCAGCGTCATCCCGTAATGCACGTCGTCGGAATTGGATTGCGCAACCCTAGAACGAAGGTGGATCATCGCTTCAATGAAGCCGCCGGGCCCTTCTGCCAAATGAAACGATTTCATTGTTGAGGGGTCGTGCGACGCATTGAAAAAATTGGAATGCAGCTCAATCATTTTGTAAAACGATCGCGACAACGGGCGCGCTTTGCTGACCGTGTAAATTTTGGAGTTGGGTATTGCCGTGTGAATAAATTCAAACGGGTTGGTGTATTTTTTTACGGTGTCCCAAGCATCTTCGCCGCACTCTTTGATTTGTTCCTTCATTTCGCACAAATGCGCGCACAGAGTGTGCGAAATGATCCTTTCCTGCGCGGTTTCGTTGCAGCACGCAATTTTAAACAGGGGGTCCGAATTTGCATCGGTTTGTTCAAACGTATGAGCCGTTAAGTTGTGCAGTTTCGGCAATTCCATGTGATACGCCATTTTGGATTATAAAACAGCCACGCGTTCAGTTTATATTGTTTTTATTTGTTTGTCATTTAATCGTCCGAATACTCGTACGTTTCTTCCACCAATTCAAACGATGGACCGACTTCTTCCTTTAATTGTTGTCGTGTATTGCGTTTTTTTGTCACGGAGGGGGGGTGTGTGATTTTATTTTTTGCATGATTGCATTTTTGTTTTAGGTTGCCGATGTCGTCGTTATCATCGTTGTCGTCGTTATCATCGTTGTCGTCGTTATCATCGTCGTCGCTATCATCGTCGTCGCTATCATCGTCGCTGTCATCATCGGTGTCATCGCCGCTGTCATCGGCACTGTCGCTGTCGCTGTCGTCATCGGCATCCGTTGACGTGGAAACGTCTTGCTCGTAATCCGTTTCAAACCCTTCATTGTTGTCAATTACAAAGCCGTCCTTTAAATACCCGTCCTTGGTTTTTCGGCCGGTATCCATTAAATCATCCGATTCATCGGATTCATCGGATTCATCGGATTCAAGCTCGTCGCAGGTGGTCAATGTGTCAAACCCGCCAAATAAAAAGTTGTACATTTTTTCCCATTTTTGAAGGGTGAGCGGAATGACGCAGTGCTGAGCAGTCATGTCTTTTGCCACCAATGCACACCCCCCGAAAAACAACATGGTGTCCACCGGTGGTGGAAATTCATACTTGTTTTCCTGCCCCGCCTTCCCGTCTTCGCGGGCCCACAGTTCCACCGTAAATTTATCTTCATCCGGTCCCGAATACGCCCATTCTGCGCGCATTTCAAACCCGGACGGGGACTTGTATTTGCATTTTTTACACAGCTCCATCGGGCTGTATTCCTTCATTTGAGACAACCGCAAATCTCCGTTGCGTTCCACAATGATGACGGACACCGGCTCTTTATTGGAATGAGGCATTTTATTTGTATATGGGGGTGTGGTATCTGCGTGCGATTGATGTTTATGGAAATCATACGGTTGGGTTTAAATCATTTATTAAACATTTTTATTTATGGTCGCCCCGGTTAGTTAGTTAGTTAGTACGTTTCAAATTCACAAAAACTATGTCGGCATAGTTTAGTTTAGCAGATGCTTTGGTTCATTCAGGTTTCGGTTGTGTCTCTCATAATTATTTATGTGATTCATAACTTGTACTCCTTTTTTAAAGACACATTGACGGTGCCTAAAATAAAAGACATGGTAAAACGCCCTCAACAAAGATATGACACGTTATTTAGGGAACTGCGTAATCAGGTTGCAGAGCATGCTACGAATGCGAATGCCAATGCGAATGCCAATGCCAATGCGAATGCGAATGCCAATGCCGGTTCAGAAGCCGACAATATGAAAAATGAATTGAAGCGTTACTTAATGGATCTTAATTCATCTCAATCAACGCAATCAAGCCAAGTGCCACAACCCCAATCCGATTTCATTGAGATGGGATCCATTTACAAGTGAATAATGAATGAAGCAAATCATATTAAAGCAGTTGCGCGAATATTGTACATCCAACAACAACCAACCATCCCTTTTCAGAATGCAAAAAAGACAGCCTCAAAATGCAGTTCAACGCATTTTGGAAGAACGACTTAAAGGTGAAGTTGAAATTTATTATGAAACATCCGTTCATAAGAAATTTTTAGCCGACATGTACGCGGTGATTCCGAAAGGGCGCAAATGCGTGATTTGGTTTACGAACAAGCAGTGCTGGATGTTTCAAATCGCAAAACGTCCGTACACGCCGGGAGTTTCCGGCAGTCCACGAAATGTCGCGGGGTACGACCTCGTGCGCATGATCAACCTGCCGTTTGCGAATGAAGCATGGTATGCCGGTCAAGGCACCCTCATTTATGGCACGTGCGTTTCCGAAAAACGAGCCGACGTGCAGCGACGGTTCAGCGTTGAGAATGTGCATTATTTATGCGGGGAAAAACAAGCGGACAACGGAACCCTGGGCCGGTTTGTCGCGTTCTTTGACGCCTACGCCCAAGAAACGAAAACAAAATCAAATCACCCGTTTCAATTCTGCATGCCCATCATGCACGCGACCTTTAACGATGCTGTCCGCGATGCCGGCGCCATTACAACCTACGACGTGTTTTGCATTCAGCATCGGTTCACGAATCGCGCGTGCAGCGAATTCAAAAATTTGTGCATGAATTTGATTGCACCCGGTATTGCACCCGGTATTGAAACAACTGCGTTGTCATTTTTTCCAAAACAGGCAAATTCGCAATCAATGCACCCCCCCATGCACCCCCCCATGCAAAGACCCATGCAAAGACCCATGCAAACCCGTGAATTCGTGCTTCGTCCCGATGCTCAAAACGATATTTATTACGTGTTGCGCAGTCCGGACGAGCCTATCGCGGCAAACACGATGATCGCGCACATTCCGAATTACAAAACCAGCGTCATGATGAACTCGCTGTTTCGCAACATCAAAGAAAACCGAAACTTGGACGCGCTGGAAGAGAGCGATGATGAAGACGAACCGCTTACGCCGCTAGTGGATTTGAACAAATGCGTGAAAATGATATGCACATTCAGTCCTCGCTTTAGCCGGTGGGTGCCCGTTGGGCTGCCCTCAGTTTGAACCCGGTCAAGTCAATCGGTTTTGCTAAGGGGATATTGGGCGGTTTTGTCAATTCGGGTTGAATCCAAGGCGATGCCGAATGCAGTTGCGATGTGCCGTTGTATGCATTCACTAAATTTCTAACGCCAATGGTGGCGTTGTCAAATGCGGTTTGAGCAAGTTGGAATAATCCTCCTCCTTTACAATTCTTGCTTCTGCTGCTTCGCACTGAAGTGCTTCGCCTTGGAGGCTGCATGGTTGCATGGCGGCTCAATCCGAATGACCTTCGCCTGAACCCGCCTTTAAACCCTAATGGTGGCCAAATTTTATTGAATTGACCCGCCCCCGGCCCACTCATTTCAGGAACCGGAGGTTGAAACCCGCCCCCCGACACTCCATGCGGGCTTAATTTAAAATGGTTTCCAATTGCGGAAGGTGCGGTGAGATCCCGGTGCATGTTGCTGGCCGCGGGTGCCCATGATGAACCACCACCAAACACCTGAGCACCTCCTCGTCGGGACCTGGATTTGGACCGGCGATTTGTTCTATTTTTTGCCATAGCGAATTGAGACTAGTTGATATATATAAATTGAAGTCTTGTATTCTATTTATATAAAAAAAATAAATAAACGCATCCCGCGATTATAGAGCATATCCGTTAAACCATACCAATCACACACATAATAAACACACACATACGCACACACATACACAAAAAAATGTCACTACCCTACACAAGAGAAGACGTTGCGCGAGTGCATCGCATGAATGTGCAGATTTACAACGCGCGCAACCGCATTCGTGTGTATTTACGCCACTTGACCGATTCCACCAAAAACGCGGCTAAATTATTGTGTGCCTCGGTTGCTTCTTGCATTCATGGCATTTTTCCGTCGATGTTTAAATACACTGCAATCGCGGTGTGCTTGTCCGTAGTGGAAAATGATTTGATGCACAACCGGGTTACTGCGCATGCGCCCATTCCAGATGCCACGCACGCGCATGACATATAAATGTTTTAAATGTTTTATTCAATGTCCACGTGCGTCAAGAAGTGACGCCGGCAGCACATTTTGTTCAGCTTAAGCGCGTCCATGACCTCGCCCTCCGGGGTCTTGTGGATGTATTCCTTGGTCAAATAAATGACCTTCTCGGTGTCCATGCCGCGGGACATCTTCAGTCGCCGCACTTCGTTCAAGTAGTACTCGTATTTGTTGGCGATGACGTTGCCGCAGGTGAAGCACTTGACGGGGATAATCATTGTTGTTGTTGTTGATTTGGGTGGGTCTGTTGGTATTGGGTTCTATTTACTGTATTATACCATTATTTTTAAATCAATTTTTGTAAATAATGGAGGTTCAATGTCGTTTTTTATTATACTTGCGTGACTTGCGACACTTGCGTGACTTGCGATTTCCACCGTTGGGAATCATGACAAATGCATCATCCAGTCCTGGAAGACCTTGCCGAGGCTGCCAGGCGGATATGATGTTGATTGGATATGTTTTGTAATGTCCTTCATTGTTCTCTGTTACGTAAAATATTAGATTATCGCCAACAACACTGACGAATTGTCCAACATGAATTGTGTTATTATCACCGATCTGGAAACGATACGTTAATCCAGGTCTTAATGTATTAATTTGATTTTGCATTTTAAATTGTACATACATGATTGCAATATTTTTTTATTCTTTGTCCTTAACTATTAACTGAATTTTTGGTTTTCTCCCTGGTTTTTTTTTATCTGGTTGAGTGGCAACAGTCGCAGGCACAGTCGCAGCAACAGTCGCAGCAACAGTCGCAGGCTTGGGCTTTGCCCTTGACTTGGGAGGTGCTTTGGGCGCAGCCACGGGAGCAGCCACGGGAGCAGTCGCAATGGATTCATCCATTTTTATTTGTTCCTCTTCCTGTTCCAATGCCGCCATCTGCTTTTCAAACGCGGTGGACGTGCCCAACAAGCTCTTCACCACCAGCTCCGCGTTGTCAATGGACCGCACCTTCTTGAACACGAAGTAGCGGTTATAAAAGGAGATGCGGCGCTCGTAGTCGCGCATGTCGGGTGCGTCACCCAGATCCGATGCCAGGACCGGCGTCTGTTTTATGCGCGCCATCATTTGCGCATGCAGCTGCTCAAACATGCCGGTTCCATCGGGCAGCCCCAAATCCTTGAGCGCATCGTCGCGCTGCACTACCTCAAACCCGAAATTCGTCATGAGCCGTTTCAAGTAGTTGAAGTTCACCAAATACTCGCGGAACGTCTTGTTGATGGACTCCTGGTACACGTCAATGGCGTGTCCCACGCACGTCTCGTCGTCCGGGAACTCGGTGGCGGAGTATGCCTTGGTCACCTGCCACACGCGCTTCCCCTTGTGCAGCACGGCAATGCCGTCGCCCGCGTCATACGGCTTCAGCGCGTCAAACATGGTCGCCCCGTCGTACGTGGTGCCGATGAAGTACCCGCCCACCTCCGTGCACTCGCACACGTTGCGCAGAAAGTTGCACACGTTGGCGCGGGTTTCAAACATGTAGTGAATCGCAAACTGGCACGACGACACGTTGAACCCGTTTTCCGCCTTGCCGTATTCGCGGTACACGCCTTCCCCCAGCAGCGCCTTGTCCTTCGGCCCATCGCCGAACACGGCCCGTACAATTTGCTTGTATTTTTCGCCGCTGATGCCGGCCCCACTCTTGATGTTCAGCGCGCTGTTGCCCTGCACAAACAGCGCCCCCGGCATGATGCTGAACCGCTTGCAGTAGTCCAGGTAGCGCGCGCACGCGCCGTCCAGCTGGTTCTGAATGTTGTCCTTTGAAATGTCAATGCCGAGCACGAACGACAGTTGGGCGTGGATCCACTTCTGGAGATCGCCGCCTTTGCCCACCGCAAAATCAATGAGCGTGTTGCCGCGCTTGCTCACCCCGCCAATTAAAACGCGCTTGACAAAGCGGTTGTGGAAATCGCGCAGCCCGCGCGTGGTCGTGTCGCCCGAATCCGTCACGCGGTTGTAATACACGTCGTCATCGGCCGGCTCGTCCGGAATGTCCAATCCGGTGGTCAGCATCTTCTTCGTGATCGGGTTGTGAATGGTGCGCCAGTTGGAATTGGCCACGTGGTAAGCGTTGCCGTAGTTCTTCTGGCCGCTGCGATACTCCGCCGTTTTGTCGGTGCGCACGCGCAGCGGAACCCAGCGAAACAGCGGATCGGCCGCGCCCACATTGTACGCGCACTCAATGATGCTGCCATCCTCAATCACCTCGTTTTCGGCAGTGAGCATCATGCCGCGGTTTCCCGCCGCGTCGGCGCGAAGGATCACGTTGCACACGTGCGCCTCGGCGTCATACGGGTTCGTGGGATAAAACGGCGCAGGCTTGTAAGAGTCTTCTCCGGCGTTGCCCGCATTCGCATTTGCACCAGCGCCTTTGCGCGCCGGCAGCTTGCCCTGAATGACGTCCTCGCACGGGTTCAAGTAGCCGTGCTTTTTTTCGTCAAAGCCGACCCGCAGCGTGAGCGTCTTGTACTGCGCGATCTGATCCATCTTGGCCGGGTTGATGCCGTCCGTGTAAATGCTCGTTGTTTTGGGCTGTCCGTTAGAATCTTTCACCATCGTGACCAGGAAGTCAATCGTGTTGGCCTCCGCGGGCTTCCATTTGAACGACAGCGGCCACGTCATTTTGGTCTTGGGTCCGGCCGCTTCGCCCCCCGCTTCGCCCCCCGCGGGGGCATCGGCCGGCGTGAAAATGATGCCGTCCGTGGTGTACTCGTACGCGTTGGAGTCAATCTGCGACATGAGCGTGGCGCAGCACTGGAATATGCTTTGATCCTGCCCCGTGTATTTGAATTTCTTGTATTCAATGCGGATCGGGCACGCGGCCGCCCCGCGCACAACGGGGCGCGCATTTAATGCATTTATCGTTTCAACCAACAGCGGCAGGCGGTACTTGCTGGCAGACGCTTCGGTGGAGGGGGGGACAAAATGCAGCGCGCGCACGTCCTTGCCGGCAATGTAGTACACATCAAACGCCGCAAACAAGTTGATGAACCGGCCGCGCTTGTCGTGCAGGATGTGCTCGCCGTCCAGCAGCGTGTTGAAGAGCTTGTCATTGCCGCACTGCGCGCCCGTGAATTGCACGCTCATGTTGGTGTCAATCAAGTAAACGCGGCCCGCGGGCGACACGAACAGGAGCTTGCGCGCCCCGTCGGCCTTGTCGGTGACCGTGTAGTTGGTTCGCACATTTGGGACGGTGCAGTTTTCATTGACGGGACCAATGTTTTGCATTTGAAGGGTATAGGACGACGGGCCAATGAACTGCTTTGGGAGCAACGGCTTCACTAGCCGTTCCCTTTCCTGCCCCCCTTCTCTCCTGTCTTTTTCGGTCCTCTTTTCCCTTTCTGGGTGCAACAAGTGCAGGTAGTCTTCCGCCACCTCGGCGCGCTCGGACAACCCGACCGGGTAATTGGTGCATTGGAGGCCGGACATGATGGTTTTAATGCAGGATCGCATCGCATCCGCCAGCTTGCGCGCAGAGCCGAACGCAGTCCCTTGCCCGACCGCATCGTTCAGCACCTCAATCTCAATTTCGTATTTGGGCTGGGATTCGGTGACCCGAGACTCGGCAAACGTGTGGGTGGGGATCATGTGACTCGCGTTGCCGTTGCCGCTGTTGCCGTAGTCGCGCCGCGACTCCTTGACAATGCTCATGTCCACTACGAACGGCATCGCCGGGTTGCGAAACGTGCTGCGGTTGATGTAGCGGAACGTTTTTTTACTGCTGCGCCACGGTCCCACCACCGTTTTCGCGGTGGAAGACGATTCGGCAAACTGTTTTTCCTTTTGGAGCGAGAGACGGAAATTGAAGTCGTCAAAATTCAACGGATGCACGCTGTCGCTGTCGCCATTGCCGTTGCCGCTGCCGCTGTCCCCGATTTTAAACGCCGATTTTTGAACGAAAATGGGATGCACCCTGTCCAGCGAATTGGTTTTGCAATACAGTTGAATGTCGTGGAGACCGGCAATCTCGGTACGGATGTTGGACATTTCGGGTTTTCCAGTTTGCGCATTCGTGATTTCGGAGTTTATTTTCAGGGTGTAGTCGTCCGTTTTTTGCATGACGAATCCGGCAGACAGCAGGGTTTTAATGACGTTGTCAAAATCAATTTTGGTGATGGGCGCAACATGCTTCAAATTGCGGGTTCCAAACCGCGCCTCCAATTCCAGTGACCCGTTTTCGGTGTGCAATACCCCACCTAAATAGGTTTCCACCATCGCATCAAATAATTCGTGTGGCGGGGCCTGCTTTTGATGCTTCTGCATTGTGTGGTTCTGAATGTATACTGTATATTAACCCTTCATAATATTTAAATTCAATTTTATGATTTAACTTTAAATAGTACCCCATACCACAACATATTCTATAAAACCAGTTGTTTTACCACCTCATCATAGAGTTCCTGCTTTTTCATTTTGGGTGTCATCTGGAGTTTCAACCGATGGCACATTTCGGTGAGTTCCGCGACGGTGTATGCACTCGCTGCCTTCATCGGTTTTTGCAGGTTTTCAATGCGATAATGCGTTGCGCGCAAAGAAGTTAACTCATGGTCGGTCACCTGTGTCATACTTACGCATCGGGAATTTTTGTCGGTTCGTTGTATGCAATAGATTGGTTTGTCGGATACCGCGTCACTGATGAACTCGGCATACACGCGGTTGTGCGGATTTACAAAAACCGCATTGAGAGAATTCAAATGAACGAGCACTTGGAACGCGTGCAGTGTGATGCGCTGGGACATGATTTCGCCTTCTATGGTGGAAGCCGTGAATTTGATGCCGGTGGTTTGTTTCAATAACTTGCCCTGGTCCCTTAAAAACAGCACTTGGTCCCGCTTGCCGTTCTGTTCGGCGGTGAAACGGTTTGTTACTTGATCGTATTTGAATGCGCCGTGCTTCATCACGTACAAACACCAAAACAGCGGGTCCTGATTCAATGCGGGGCGAAATGCGGGTTGCACGGGTTGCACGGGTTGCACGGGTTGCACGGGTTGCACGGGTTGCACGGGTTGCACGGGTTGCACGGGTTGCACGGGTTGCACGGGTTGCACGGGTTGCACGGGTTGCACGGGTTGCACAGCGGGTTGCACGGGTTGCACAGCGGGTTGCACGGGTTGCACAGCGGGTTGCACATCGGGTTGCGCAGCGGATGCAGTCGCATCATAAAGCATGACGCCACGCAGTTGGGTCAACGTATTTTCAATGTCTTTTTGATTGTGTTTGTTCTTGTGCATGTTGTGCATTGTTGGAATTCGGTTAAATTGCATTGTGATGGTGTGTTTAAATCAATTGCATTCATTTTCTTTTGAAATCAGTCTCAGGGTTGTATATATATTTACATAAGAAAAACATATTAGAATCACATTCATGTTACTCTTCATCATATCATCGTATAAATAAATAATAAATGCCGACCACAGATTTGAAGCAATTGAAGGACCGAATTGAGGCGCTGAACCAGCATCACCAAATACAGGTGTTAAAGATTGTGACTCAAAACAACGTGGTGTACACCGAAAACAAAAATGGTTCATTTGTGAATTTGACAAACATTGACGACGCCGTTGTGTCCAAACTAACCGAATATTTGAGTTACGTGGACGAGCAAGAGTCCCAATTGAAGGAAGTTGAAAACCAAAAAACCGAATTGACCAAACAATTTTTTAAACCGTAGTCAGTTCACCGATGATTGACACGTGTTTGTCGTTCAGTTCAAACCGTTTTCCAATGACTCGCATTGTAAACGTGTCGTCGGTTTTAATGGAATCCATCATGCGGCTTTGCGCGGAAGAAGCCTCGTGCATTTCGCGCGAAATGTAAATAATAACGGGGGACGGTTCCATGCAAGCGTGGGCCCGGATGCCGGCTTGGGTCACCGTTTTTGCAACGCACTGCATGACAGTTCCCTCCTCGGGGCAACACAGCATGCATTCAATCTCCAAATTGAAGGATATGGTTCCACCTGCAAAAATACCCACCGAATGCGAACGAATGGCGCATGATCCCGATTTGACAAACCCTTCTGCAATGCACTTGCCACTCATTTGAGCGGAAACGTGACGCGTGAGTTGTTCACGAATGGTCTTGAAATCAAGTATTTCGGAAAATGGAAGGCACACTTTGTGCCGGATGATTGTGGGATGATACAATGAACCATTTGATGGGTTTGCCGGGGCTGGGGCCGTGTGATTGGCGGGCTTGGTATGATTACTGATGATGTGAATAGAAGTCATGATCTCGTTGCTGTTGCGATACTGCTATGTTCCATGTTTGACGTAATTTTAATTCAATTTTTTGAATTAACATTTAACACGTACCAATACATTTTTATTTTATGCGTTGGATAGATGCAGTTCGGCAATTACCGAAACCGCGGGGTCATTCAGCTCAAAATGCTGTCCAATCACGCGCACCGTGATTTCGTCGCCCGCTTTAATTTTAGAGAACTGCGGGCTGGAATAGTGGTGATCGCGCGACACGAAGATAACAAGCGGGCTCGGTTCAGGCACAATGTGCGCGTGCAAGCCCGCGTGCGTGACCGTTTGAACCACGCAAGCGATGAGCATGCCTTCCACCGGGTTGCACGCTTGGTATTCGTACATGGCTTCAAACGCAACCGACCCGTGGTCGCCCAAATTCCCGGGAGAATGCGCCAGCAATTGAGTGGACCGGGGGCGAACGTACCCCTCCGCATTGCATTTGCCTTCGTGCGCATGCGCTAAATGCTGTTCCAAAACAGCCCGGATGTTTTTACCGATTGCCGTGAACGGCAAAACCACTTTTTGTGTGACCATGGTTGGAACATATATGTCATTGATTGGGGGTTTGGTTGCGGTTGAGTTTGCCATTGCGTTGCGCGGATTCAGCATTTGATTCGGTTGCGGTTGCGGTTGCGGTTGCGGTTGTGGTTGTGGTTCGGCTATTATATGCACCTAATATTATAGTTTTATTTGTTTATTCATGCAATCACGCAATTATGGCTTGCACCGGGGTAAAAAACCAGTGCTTGTCGTTCTTCTTCATTGCGTTGAAACAGCGCAGCAACATTTCGGACAAAACGCAGTAACGCGCCGTGTTTTGGTTCTTCGTGTTTTCCATGGTGTAAATGGGTTCCGCTTCGGGATTCAACCCATTCGCAATTTGGTTCACAATCGTGAGACGCCGTTGTTTGGATGAAATTTGATCACATCGGGCCCCGTTCCCCTTCTCGCTCACGTATTTTATTTTGAAAACGGCGTAACTGCCGCCGCTTTTTTCTTTGAATTCAGACACAAACCCGATGATCGGCGCCAATGCCGCGGGTTTCGGCACCATCCCTGCGATTTGCTCCTTGTACGGACTCCATTCTTCGCTGGATTTTGCGACAGTCCACGCGCTTTCCGCATTCTGTCGCACCACCAACTGCACCCCGTTTTTGCCGGCGGAATTCAAAAGCAGCATGCCTTCTTCCCCTTTATATTTGGGGTTTTTAAGAACGCGGCTGTCAAAATAGTCGCGCGCCAAACGGTCAAATTCATGCGACTGGCTGCCTTCTTTGTAAGCCGCGTTCAAATACCGCAACTGCGCGTCAACCGTTGCCGCAGACACTGTAACATCGTCTAATAAATGGTGCGCCACGCACTTCTTCACCACGTCGGTCGGCACTTGAAAGCGCTCGTGCAGCTCCCCCATTATATCCGCGCACAGCTCGGTCCAGGCCTTGGTGTTTTTGTCAACCGCCCCCCCTGGCCCTTTCACGATTGCATCAAAATCGGCATGGATTGCTTCTATTTGCGCTTGCGCTTGTGGCGGGTGCCCCTCCGCGGTGGCCGGTAACGCCAATGGTTTCAACCCGTGCTTCACGGCCAGCCGCTCCAGCGTGCCGTCATTCAGGGGGAACGCAACGTGGTCCCGTTTGAATTGCAGCGGCGCGCTGCGGTCGTGCGCGTCAATGCGCGGGTCCGTTATTTCGGCCGGCTGAAACAAGTAATACTCGCCCACATTGATCAAGCGCCCCGGGCGTCCGTACTTGTCAATCAAGCGCTCGCCCGTGTCGTGCAACAACTGGGTGAGCGCGACATCAATTTGTTCGCGAGGGTGCCCCGCCAAATGTTTCATGAGCAGCCGTCGCGCGTAAAAGTGTTGCACGCGAAACAAATCCCGGATGCGCTGCCGAATGCGGTCCGCGTTCATGGCAACGAACGCTTGCGAATACGAGTCGTCGTTTATGTTCAGGCTTTTGCCGGTGCTGTCGCTTTTGCCGGTGCTGTCGCTTTTGCCGGTGCTGTCGCTTTTGCCGGTGCTGTCGCTTAAACACCGGTACTCGCATTGCGCCTGATAATCACACACGAACGAAAACGGGCGGTCGCCAATCGCGTAATGCGGCAGCCGCGTTCCGTCGGACAGCACTTGTCGCACCGTGACGTTTTGCCCGTTGTGCCGCCGGATGACCTCCTGGCTGAATTTGGTTTGGTCAACGTTGAGCAAACAATCCACCGCGTTTTCTTTGAGAACGCGGCTCACTTGCCCGATTTGCGCGGCTTTCGTTTCGGCCAGACGGTACACGTACAAGTCGGCCGCCTCCACGTCGGGATTGGCGGCGAGCAGCGTGCCGTGCAAAAACAGCTGCACGTTGCGTTCCACGAACGGCAGGTCGGCGTGACTGCAGTTGCGCACGGCGCGCCCCACAATTTGTTCAATACGGTTCATGTTGTACCACGGCTCCATGATGTGCACCTGCCGCACGTTCTTGAAGTCAATGCCCTCGCTGCCCGCCTTGGAAATGATGACCACCTTGATGCGCTGCCCGTGCTCGTTGTCGGTCGTGAGCGCCTCCAACTCGGCGCGATTGTCGGGGGACAGCTGCTTGTCGCCCGTGAACATGGCGTACTTGGCGGCGAACCGCTTTTTCGCGCCCCCCTCTTGGAATCGCTGCGGGACGGGGGCGGTTTTAAACAGCGACCCCACCTGCGCGTCGTACCGCGTGAATCCCATTTCTTCCAGGGCCAGCGCAATGGGCACCGCGCCGCCGCCAATGTATTCGCTGTAAATCAGGACAATCCCGTTGGCGCGATCCACGTGCTCGCAAATGCTCCCGATTTTGCTGCTGTATTTACCGATTTCTGCGCGCGAAAAGATGCGCCCGTATTTGGCCAGCAACACGGGCTTGTATTCAAAATTGGAAATGCGCGCGCCGTCGTCCGACACGTCGTGCTTCATGACCCGCTTGAGCCCCGCATCACCCAATAAATTGCCAATGTTTATGCGGGTAAGAACGGCGGTGTCGGCAACGGACACCTTGTCGCCCTTGTCGCCCTTGTCGCCCTTGTCGCCCTTGTCGCCCTTGGCGCCCTTGTCGCCCTTGTCGCCCTTGTCGCCCTTGTCGCCCTTGTCGCCCTTGTCGCCCTTGGCGCCCTTGTCGCCCTTGTCGCCCTTGTCGCCCTTGGCGCGTTCCAGCAGCTTGTCAAACTCCGCGCTCGGGTACACCATGTTCAGCGCTTCAATGGGCTGCTTCAACAAGAACGACCCGAACGACGTGGCGTCGGCCGTCATTTCCAAGCGCTTGCGCTCAATGATGTGCTGATACACCGCCTCTTGGTACGCCCCCGCCGGGTTCAAATGCAGGTCCAGGTGCTGGATCGGGTTTGGAATGGGGGTGCCGTTCAACTGCACTACCGGATGCCGCTCTCGGTTGGTCAAATACGAACGCGCCGGCGAAAAATCGGCGGGGTACATGCGGTAAGGGAAAATGTACGGATTTTCCCCCTTCACAACCGAAATCAAGCCGTTGGATTTAATGCGCAGCAGCTCGGCACCCACGTTGCGACCGTTGATTTGCAGCAAGTTGCCGTCCCGATCAAACACGTCGCCGACTGAGATGGGGGCGCGACGGTCGTTCACGTTCATCAAATTTAACAGCCACACGATTTCGCGCGGGTCGTTGTACATGGGCGTCCCCGACAAAAGCAGCAGTCGCAAATTGTCGGCGTATCGCACCAGCTTGTAGAGCTCTTCCGACACGCTTTTTCCTTTGCCTTTGTTCTTGTCCTTGTCCTTGTCCTTGTCCTTGTCCTTGTTTTCTGAGTCGTCCTTGGCCTCTTCATCGCTGCGCACGTTGTGAATTTCATCCACGATGAGCAGCCGGTTGTTGAACGCGGTTTTAATGGCCCGAACGGCGTCGTGTTTGGATGCGGCCGCGGTCAGCCGTCGCACCGTGTTGGCCAGTTCAATGTAGCCCATGAATTCGTAACTGGCATTGATTAACCGCGTGACGCGCTGCACAATGCCGGCGCGCACGCGCTCCACGTTTTGCTCCGTCAAATCGGTGAGCTCCGCATGCCCCCCCACTTCTTTCAGCAGCTTGGTTCCCGTGCATCCGCGAATGACAAACTGGCGCGCAACCCGGTTGAACTTCAGTTTGTTGAAGTCAAACAGCTGCTTGCGAAAGTTGTCTTGCACGTTCACGGACGCAACCACCAACGTTTTTTTGGTGATGCCCACTTGGGTCATGTAGTCCCGCATTTCTTCCGCCACGCTGATCGCGGAGCACGTTTTTCCGGTTCCGAGGCCGTGATACAGGAGCAAGCTGTTGTACGGGGTCATCACCGATAAAAAATTGCGCACAAAGAGCTGGTGCGGAGCAAGCTCAAACCCGGCCCCGCACATTTTGGTGGCTTCTTCTTCCATTTGGGCCTGCGAGGTGGGGATCACGATGTCGTACTTGGTGTCGTTGAACTCCCTGCGCTGTGCAATGTTCCGCGCAAAATCGGCATCATTTTTGGTTGGATACAAAAATCCGAGGGGCTCTTCGTCAGCGGAATCGTCCTTGTTTTTCTGCCATTCCGCAATTTCATTGGACAGCGCGGAGTCCGCGCCCGCAGCAGCTAGCAACGGGTGCGCGTGCGCCTTTGATTTTTTTGGTACAACGCTTGCCATGTCTCCTAATGTGACGGTATAATATAAAATGATTATAAATTGCGCACAATGTGAAAATGCGCACAATGCCTCAACATAAAATTTCGTACTCCTTGAGTGCGTCGTTCAAATTGCGCAAAATTTTGATTTTTTCCAGGTTGTACGGCCGAATGTGCTGCACGCATTCTTCAAACGAAAACCACGCCATTTTGCTCACTTCCGTCTTTTGAAATTTGGGAGAAAGGGATCGGCATTGGCCCGGTTTTATTGCATTCGCTTGTGAAAGCGGAAAATAGGCAACGTAGTATTTGTGCTTGTAGGTTTTCACGTTGGATCCCATGAATATTTCTTCATACGGAATTATATTTTGCATCACCACTAATTTGCTTGCGTCATACCCCGTTTCTTCGGAAAACTCCCGCAAAGCACAGTTAATGTCCTTTTCTTGATAATTTCGGCGACCTTTCGGAAATCCCCATTCGGGCTCGCTCCATCGCGTCGGCGAATTTTCAATCAACGTGTCCAGTGAAATGTAGGACACCTTGCCGTTCCCACTATTTATTTTTATGCCGTTTTTCAATGCGTTGAACCGGTCGCACGACACCGTTTCTTCATTCTGATATTTGGAATTCAAATAATCCCCCCAAACGTTTGTCCACAATTCGCTAAAGGTTTGGGTTTGCAAACGACGCTTTTCGTCCATGGTCATTTCATCAATGATGCGCTGCAAGTACATCCGATTGTAGATGGGGTACTTTCCACGAATGAATTCCACGAACCCCAGCGTGTCTTTGCGGCGGATCATTAAATAGGACGCCCCCTCGTCACTGTCCTTGAACACAATCATTCCATTGCTGGTGATCGGATTTTTGCAGGCGTGTATCAAATGCCCGTTTTTTCCACAGTTGTTGCAAAACACGTTCTTTTTTTGAAAAGAGTGGCGGAACTGCGTGGCGTGTGCTGCTGCTGCTGCTGCTGCTGCTGCTGCTGCTATTACCGGTTTAAAATCGGCGTCGTCTCGCTGGGAGTCTACTTCATTCGCCATGGCACTGCTTTGCTTTGCTTTGCTTTATGGGTTTAATTCGGGTTCTTTTTATATTGTTTGATTGTAAAAAGACAACCCCCCCCCGGCCCAAACGAATGAATGGCGGGACCGCAACAACCGCCCTGGATCCGGCAGTGTGGGGTCCGCATTACTGGTTTGTCCTGTTTAGCATGGCGGTCACGTATCCCGAGAGACCCAACGACGTCACCATAAAAAAATACTACGACTTCATACAAAATTTGCCGCTGTTTTTACCCCATCATCAAATCGGGAACGCATTTAGCGAATTGCTGGACAAGTATCCGGTTTCCCCCTATTTGGACAAACGCGAGTCCTTTATAAAATGGGTGCACTTTTTGCACAACCAAATCAACCTGCGTTTGAATCGCGACGAGGTTTCACTGCAGGACGCGGTCAACACATACTATTCCAACTACAAACCCAAGCAGCTGCGGCTGCACGAGGAACACAAATACCGGCGCAAACTCATTTACGCGGGGGGGGCAGCATTCGCCGCAACCGCGCTGTACTACATGTATTACAAATAATTACCAAAAATAATTACAAGTAAACAATCCAAACCAATTCATGCAAATGATGATTTTTTTTAATATAATCATTTAATATCACAGCACGATACACAATATACGGATACGGTTCCATCACACTTCATGGTAAAAAAAACACGGCGCGCAAAGGGGGGCAAACCCCTGTTTGCGGGGGCCCAAGGCTGCGTCTTCATTCCATCCCTCAAATGCAAGAACCGCCCTCGGAACCTGAACGACGGCAACATCAGCAAGTTGGGATACAAGGAAGGCATAGAAACCGAAATGAGAGAACAAGAGGGTATAATGCAGTACATAAAAAAAATAAGGAATAATGCATTGTATTTTAACACGCAGGCCAGTTTGTGCGATCCGGACGCGCTTAGTCCCTCCGATTTAGTGGGTTTCAGCGAAACGTGCGAGAACTTCGACAAGGACATTACCGCCTCCAACGTAAACCACAATTTGGATAAGTTACGCGCAATCAACATGCCCAATTTGGGCGAAGATTTGAAAGTGTGGATGGAAAAATACAAAATGGATGCGCACCGAGTGCGCCAATTGAATGACCGCATTTCTGACTTGCTGGTGCACGCAATAGTGCCCATGAACCAACTGGGCGTCATGCACAACGACCTGAAATCCGAAAACTTGATGATGGGCAAAACGGTGCGCGTGATTGACTGGGGGCTTGCGGGAATCGCCACCCCGCAGCACCCCATACCGGAACGCCACTTTATAAACAATCCCGTCACGTACAACCGCCCGTTTTCCACCATGCTCATTTCCCACGACATTGATGCGCTGTATCATAAAATCATTTCGCAGCTGCCCGCCAAATTTGAACCCGAACAGCTGGAGCCATTTATCAGTGACATGTACAAAATATATCAAAAAATGGCACCAACCGGGCATGAATATTTTATATACATTTTTAAAACCATGTTCAAATTAAACACCGAAATGGCCACGCTTATGCTGCAATCCACGTTGGAGAGGTACAATGCCAAAATTCTGTATCATTTCACCAATCCCGCGCGCCGCAAATTCATACTGAATGAGTATTTTAACAAAGTGTACCGCTTTAACACCGACGTGTGGGGCGTCCTGTCCGTGTTTTACAGCATGTTCATGCTCCCGCGGGATCATTTCATCATGCCGGATTCCACATACGATGCCATGTTGCAACAGTACCGCGCCCTGTTTCGCAACACGGTGTTTGCGAACGGGCACACCCGCATGAATGTGCAGCGCATCGTGAAACAATTGCGGCAAATTAGTAACACCGTCACGATAGCGGCACGAAACAAAACCGTCAAAATGGTCAGATTTAACATTAACGCAAATGCAATCACAAACACAACGGGCCACATGCACCGGGTTCCAACCCCGCATCCGTTGAAAAGGCTGTACTGATTTTTGCGTTGCACACCGATGCAATCTTTCAATATTTATATTCACGCAATGTATATATTATAATGAAGCTGGAACTGTTTGTTTTCGGAATCACGGCGTTCCTCATACTAAACACGTATTACGACGGCAAATTTTTGAAGATGTTTCATTCGTGGCAAAAAGAAATCAAGATGTCCACGTTTGCATTTGTGGGATTATCTCTCTACATCTTCTTGAAGAAAAACCCGGGGCAGTCGCAATCCATGCTGTCGCACGCAAACGACATCATCCGCTACATGCCGATCAGCCGCTCTTCGGCCGACATGCTGTCCCCCTTTCTGGACTTCGCCAACAATAAATCGCTGTTTCAAACCGACTCTTCACAAGGCTCCTCCGGAACGGCACAAGGAACGGCACCTTTAGGGCGGCGCGAGGCGCAAATGGAAGCGCGCATCACGTCGTCCGGGCGCAACAATGCCACCAAGCGCAGCGTGAGCGAAACCAAGAAGAAGTTCGTGGCGGCGCAGCAGTCGTGGAAATGCGGGCACTGCGACCGCCAGTTGCCGGCGTGGTACGAAGTGGACCACATCGTGCGGCTGGAGCACGGCGGATCCAACAACGTGGACAACCTGGTGGCGCTGTGCCGCGACTGCCACGGCAAAAAAACCGCCATGGAAACATTTTAGCGAATCGCATTAGCATCATCATTCTTTGCATCATTCTTTGCATCATTCTTTGCATCATTCTTTGCATCAGTTGCATACATTTTTAAATATATGCAATGTATAATTAGTATTTGGATTTTGCAATGCAATCCGCATCCGAACCGAACGAATCATTAAAACTCGGTTATTATCTATGGCCGGCCGCAATCGGTGCAATCGTGTACGCCTACGTGTTTGCCACCAGCCGGGCCGAAATGGCAAACACATCGCTTGATCCGCTGGATCCAAATGAAAATATAACAAAAGACGATGAAAAACAAAACCGGACACGACATTCATTGCCGAACACCGGCCATCGCGTCATCACGCTGCTGCCGCTCGTGTGGTTGTACGCGGTTCTAACTAAAGTGTACAATTCATTCGCGGTTGAACATGCGGACAACCTAAGGTTTACAATTGGTAATTTTATTCTGACACTGCTGACGTTGGTCGGGCTTGTGTTTGTGTCCATCGGAGCGACGCAGTCAAATGATCCCGGTGCTAAAATGAACATTACAGGCAGCGAGAGAACGGGTTGGTTCACAACTAACATTGTTTTGTTGGGAATCATTGCAGTGGTGTTTCCACTTTGGTCCCTGTGGGGCAGGAGAGCAAATTTTCTCAATAACCTTTCCGCATTCGTCTTCAGCTTTTGGTTCCCGTTCATGATGATGGTTTATTTTGTAAAAACGGGGGCCACGGATTGGTTCCGAATTGTGGCGGTTGTCTCCATTGTCATCGCCATCGCGTACAACTTGTACAACCTTTCCCCCCAATCTTTCATGTTCGGCTGGCTCGGCAAGTTCTTCGGTAATGGTTTGATGCCCTCCTGGTTTGAATCACTCAAAGAATCCGTCAAGTATTTCTTCAATACATCTCCACTCCTGTCGTATGCCAAATTCGTGGAAACCAACGATTTGATTGAGGTAGTGGCCAAAAAGGTGCTGATTTTTGCATTGCTGTGTTATGTGGCGTACTTGATGATTTCGGTGTATAAATTCAAGAACTCGTTGGTGCCGTGCGTTTCAACCCACTTTGCGTCGTGTTTCTGGGACCCGGAGTTTAAGCAAACCGGATACGACCCCAATAAAAACACGCCCTACATAAACGCCCTGTTTTACACACTCATGATGACCATGGGAGTGAACATTTTGAATTTCTTTATAAACCAGGTTTCGCTGTACAAAAACTACATCAATGCAGTTAATGGTCCCACTTACAATATTCCCGACCCCCCTGGCTTTTGGACATTTATTCAGTTGATCTTTTTCCCGTTTGTTTGGATATTCAAATTGTTTGTGCAGCATCCGATTGCGATGATCGTCGCGTTCATTGCATTTGCCGCGATAGGGGTGGTGCTGTATCGTTCGTCGTTTGACTTGACGGCGTTCATAGAAGGCCAGCGCGGCACCGTCATCACGCTGTTCACGCTGTTCATTGCCTCCCTGGTCATGTTTGGCGTGCACACGTACACCAGTAACAAGGGCCCCGGCGGTTCAAGTAGCAGCAGCAACAAGGCCCCCGGCGGTTCAAGTAGCAGTAGCAGCAGTAGCCCAACCTATTCCGAATTCATTTTGCGGCCCATGATATTCATTGCCGTGGCGGCATGCATCATCGGCATTATCTCGTATTTTTTTACATCGCAGAGCCGGCTTGTCACAATGGCCAACTTGTTGCAATACGGCATCACCGCGCTCATTTACATTACCGGCATTGCAATTGTCATTGGTATCGTTCGCACCGTGTTTTCAATGTCGCGCAAAATGGGCGATTCCATGTTTCAAACCAGCGAAGATTCCAACTGGGTGATCAACGTGCTCAAACTCCTTGGCAACTTGCTGTTTTATTTGCCGTGCTTGATGCTGGATTTCGTAGACGTGTTGAAGGAACAGTACGGGTTAACCAGCCGTCCATATTGGATTCTGCTGGCAGTGGAAGCGGCGTTCATTTTGGCAGGACTGTATCTGCCGTCCTTGGTGACAAAGGCAATTAACCACACGGGGGTGCAGATTGTGTCGGCGCCCATTTCCATGACCGTCTCCACCAAAATAACCCGTTACACCGTTCAATTTGTTGATTCTAAGGGGGTGGTTTCGCACGCGTCGGGACCGAACCCGCTTCCGCCATTGTCCACTTCGCCCCCCACAACCACACCCACCATGAATCCCACGGACATAAAACTGCACAACTACAGTTACGGCGTGTCGGCGTGGTTCTACATTCGTCCCCAACCCCCGAATACGCAGTCCAATTCCAATGAACAACTAAACGTGTTCAACTTTCAAGATCCTGGCATTGCTAAAGAGATGCACATTGGGCCAAATGTTTCGTACAACCCACAAACCAACGCACTACAGGTTAAGATAGGCGTGTCTGCCGCAATACCACCCATTGAGGATGTCCCGTTGCAACGATGGAACAATATGGTGATAAATTCAGACAAGGGGGCAATTGACATTTTCATGAATGGCAAATTGGTTTACACCGGGACGCATCTTCCGCATATTCCGGTTCTATCATCCCCCGTGAACAACGTGGTTATTGGGAATGGCAAAGAAGGGGATGAAAATAAAGATGATGACGCAAAAGATAAAACCTTCGGCATTCAGGGAGAACTGTGCAACATGGTGCTGAAACACGAGCCGTTTACGAACGCCGAAATTGCGTGGTTTTACAAAACCAACAAAATGCTGAACCCGCCACTCGTGGGCGTGAATCCGGACCCGCTCAATCAAGGTGATTCGGCAAGCTATTTGGCGTCTCAATCGGTTAGCAACAAGATTGCAGACAACGAGCACAATGTGGACAAGACCCCCAACAATCCGCTATCGTTCAGCACAAGTGGTGCAACCAAATACGGATGTTTAGGCGCCTTATTCGGAGCTATTTTTGGTTGGTTATTTAATCGCGACGTGGAATCAGCGAAAGGGGTTATCATGGGAACCGTCGTGTTCGGATTAATTGGCGCCCTGCTGGGTGCATTATTTAGCACCGATGGAACGGTGGCCAACATCATGAAAACGGTCGCGAATGTGTTCGTCAACACATTTTAAGCCACCCATTTCGCCGCGCATTTAAATATAATAATATAGGATGTTATATATATACTGGGCAACCATGAATATTTTGACAATTTTCATATTCATCCTCGTCATAATTTTGATTTATGCCGTGTACAAGTTGATGACCAAAACCACCACCAGCGTGTCGGGCTTCTCGGATGCATCCAAATCATTGAGTGTGCCTTGTGCCAAGTTTGGAGCAAACGCCAGTTACGGGTATTCCGTGTGGATTTACGTTGACTCGTGGATCACTTCAAGTTCAGACACCAAACTCGGAAAGAATATATTGACGCGCTGCGTCGGATCTGCGCCTGCATTCAATCTGTACTTGGACAACGCTCAAAACAACTTGAAATTGTTGATGAACAACAACACTAAATCGTGTGACATTAAAAACATAAAGCTTCAAAAATGGGTCAACATCACCATGAGCATTTACGGCAACACGGTGGATCTGTATTTGGACGGGAAATTGGTGAGAACCTGCGTGCTGACCGCAATGCCAACAATCCAACCGACGATAAACGACACGCTTTTTGTGGGCGGAGCATACACAAAGGGCGCGTGCAGCGGTGATTCAGGCGACTTGCGCGGTTACATTTCCAATGTGGTTTACAAGTCCAACTACTTCACGCCGGAAGAAGCCTGGAACATTTACAGCGCCGGGTACAGCGGCGCCGGCATGTTTGACTTTGTTAACCGATACAAGCTGAACTTCAGTGTAATCAAGGACGATCAAACGCTGGGGCAGGTCACAATTTGATAATGCAATCATTAAGTATTTAAAATAATTTATTATTATACATTAATAATCATTAATAATATCATTAATAATATATCATAACGGTTTGTTTTAGCACTATCCTTATCCAATGAATCCAATGATGAATCCAATGATGAATCCAATGATGAATCCAATGAATGCAAATGTACCCCCCATGAACCTCCCCGCGCTGAACGAATTCAAAGCACCCGACATTGTGAGCGGATCCAAAACATTTTTGGATTCCAACAGCTACGTGGCAAAAACCGCTTTTTTGATTTTGACGGTCATCGTGTTTGTCTATTTGTTGCGCACGTGTGTTGCAATCATGGGGTTCTTGTTTTCGCCCAACTCTAGTCCGTATTTGGTGGACGGGTTGATTGACGGCAAGGTTGGCAATTTGAGAATTCCGCAGGATCCGTCACAAACGAACGCGGTCACCATTATCCGATCCAAGAACGATGCAGGGGGCATCGGCATCACGTGGTCCGTGTGGTTGTACATCAAACAAAACAGCAAAATAGACGATGGTGGTAAATGGCGGCACGTTTTCAACAAGGGTAGCAAAGATGCAATCGCAACGGGTGACACAAAAGGCATCATGACGCCGAACAATGGCCCGGGTCTGTATTTGAAGGACGACTATTCCGCGATTCGCGTGGTCATGAGCACCTTTGACAACCCGAACACCTCGGTGGATGTGGAAAACATTCCCATCAACAAGTGGTTCAACGTCATCATTCGGGTGGAAAACACGGTGCTGGACGTGTTTATGAACGGCGACTTGGCGCAGCGCCTGCCGCTGAACTCCGTGCCGTTCCAGAATTATGCCGACGTGAATGTCGCCATTAACGGCGGATTTAACGGCGTCATATCGGCGTTGCGGTATTACAATGTCGCGCTCGGCACACGCGCCATCGCAAACATCGTCAGCGAAGGCCCCAAATTGAATGTGATTGGCGCATCCGGCGGTGCTCCCGGCCTAATGGATTACTTGTCCATGCGCTGGTATCACAACCAATGGAGCGCCGATTAAGTAATTAATTTAATGTGTGTTCATTATAAAACATTGCATTGCATTCATGCAACCCAATGCCGAACACGATTACGACTACATCATTGTGGGCGGAGGTCCCACCGGCATGGCGCTTGCCCAACTGCTGACATTGCCTCCATCCGCGAGGCGCGTCCTGCTCCTTGAAAAACGCGGCTATTTAGGAGGGTGCCACGGCGTCACCCGGACCGCTGACGGCATGATGACGGAGCACGGCCCGCGCATCTACATTGACAACTTCCGCATGTTCGCGCAACTCCTTGAAGACATGGGCACGTCGTTTCACGCCTTGTTCGTGAAATACAGCTTCAGCACCGCAACCATGATGGCGGAGGCTTTGCGGGTTTTATCTCCGAGAGAAATGGCCACCCTGTGTTGGAGTTTCGTCACGCTGAATGATTCCTTTAAAAAAATAACATTGTTGGAATATCTCTCGTCTCATGCCTTCTCAACGGCATCGGTTGACATATTGGACCGCATCGGCCGGCTGACCGACGGCGGCAGCGCCGACACGTACACGCTCTTCAGCTTCCTTCAGATTTTAAACCAGAATTTTTTGTACGGCATTTACCAACCCCGGGTGCCGAACGACGTGGGGCTGTTCCGCATTTGGGAGGCCGCACTTCGGAGGCGCGGCGTGATCATTGAGAAAAACGCGACAATTGACCGCTTCACGGTTTCGGCCCAGCGCGTCACGGGACTTGTGCTGAGAACGCGCGACAACAACCACACTAATGAACCCGTCGCGTGCCGATGTGACCGCGTCATTCTGGCGTGCCCGCCGCAGGAAGTGCAGCGCATATTGGACCAGCACGACGCGACCCTGGGGGGCGCGTTCGGACCCGAGTTTGACCGGTTCCAGCACTCCACGCAGTACTTGCCCTACATTTCGGTGATTTTTCACTGGCGCACTAAGCTCAATGTGCCGAAGATATGGGGCTATCCGCGCACGGCGTGGGGCGTCGGCAACATCGTGCTGTCGGATTACATGGACTTCAACGACCCGCGGTCCAAGACCGTGATTTCCGCGGTGATCACCATGCTGGACGCGCCGTCGGAAAAGTTGAATGCCAGCGCCAACGCAATCGGTAATAAGCGCGCCGTCATGAACGAAGTGTTCCGACAGCTCAAACAAATTTACCCGGACTTGCCGCAGCCGGATCACCAGTTATTGACCCAAAGCGCGTACGACGCCGTCGGGCGGCGATGGGTGCCGTTCAATCACGCATTCATGACGACCACGCACGGCCACGTGCCGAACCGGTCCGTGCTGTACGAAAACTTGTACAACTGCGGCGTGCAAAACGGCAACAGCTCGTACAGCTTCACGTCCATGGAATCCAGCGTGGCCAACGCGGCGCACTTGGCGGCCGAACTGCAGCCCGACCTGCAGGGCAACCCCGTGCTGCGACTACGAGAGGCGGTCACCGTGCGATCAGCGCTTGCCGGCATTATTGCGGTCATCGCGTTCATATCCGCTGCACTAATCGCATCCAAATCCGATGCATTAAGCGCAACCAAAACGCGTCACAAATTAAAATGAATGCACTTTTTTTAATTTTATAAATAAAATAAAATAAAATAAAATAGTTGCATAGGGTATAACAAGATAAAATGGTTTACAAGTCTAGAAAACAACACAGAAAATCTTATAAAAGGATTGCAAACACTCGTTCAAGACGGGGGGGCGCAGGGTGTAGATTTTGTGGTACAAATGATAATGCAACTACTATATGCAATGGATGCCAAAATAGGCGAGACCTATTATATGGAATGCAAGCCGATGATGGGATGTCCGCATATATGGATGATTACGATAGAGAACTCATGGAGAGGTCCAGGACAGCCCTGGCCGAGGCCGAGGCAGCCTACCAAATAAGGCGCGCTGCATGGATGGCAGCCCTGGCTGAGCAGGCTCTGGCTGAGGAGGAAGCCAGAAGTTCCAGAAGGTCCATAAGGGCATCCAGTTTGGGCGCTCATTCGGGAATTAAGAAGAAGAAGACTACAAAAAAATCAAAAAAACATTAAGTGCAACCAAAACGCGTCGCAAATTGACTATTTCATTATGGTATAACAAAATCATGGCTTACAAGTCTAGAAAACAATACAGAAAATCTTATAAAAAGATTTCAAAACGTAGAACCCGTTCAAGACGGGGGGGTACAGGTACAGTTACATACATGAACCTGTGTACAAGTTGTGGTAAAGGTATACCACAAGGTTCAACAAAATGCAAAACATGTCAAGAAATTATAAATTCACTAGAAAAAAAAAATAAGCGTAACTGTAATTGCGAAACATGCAAAAAAAATGCGCCGAATCATATATTTCAATTGTTTCAATTTAAATGCATCGCGGTTAAATTGAAATGAATGCATTTTTTTTTGAATTTTATAAATAAAATTAAAATAAAATAATTGCATAATGGGGTTAATTTCATGGGCGTTTTAAATGAGTAACGGTTTAATATTTACAACAATATGAATATAAATATTTACATTTTAGTAATAATAAATTGCATCATCAGAACATTCGAACGTCATAATGAATTTTTCATTTGATGAAAAAATAAGTACGCCTTTGTGTGAAATCATGGGGAGAAACAGAAGCGATAAAGGACACACCAACATTACAGAAAGTCGGCATAACTATACAACATTCTATTACAGCATATTCAATGAATTGCGTGATAAACCCCTAAGAGTGTTTGAATTGGGGTTAGGAACAAACAATACAAACGTTCCATCCAATATGGGTGCGAATGGAAGACCGGGTGCTTCTGTTTATGGATGGCGGGAATTTTTTTATAACTCTGACATCTTTGGAGCGGATATTGATTCCGGCATATTGTTTAATACAGATAAAATAAAAACATTCTATTGTGACCAAACAAACCCGAAAATAATACAAAATATGTGGAATGAGCCAGATCTACAAGATAATTTTGATATTATTATAGAGGATGGACTGCATACGTTCAGTGCTAACGTGTGTTTTTTTGAAAATAGCATACACAAGTTGAAGCCCAATGGATATTTTATTGTAGAGGATGTATTGCAGGTGGAAGAATCATTGTTTGTGCGCAAGATCAAAGAATGGGAGCTTCAATACCATGATTGTCGGTTTACGTTATTGAAAATCCCATCGCTATGTAATAATTGTGATAACATACTACTGGTAGTTTATAAAACATCGGACCACATTTATGAACCACCAAACCACAATAAAACAGCACACTCGGAATCTGTCGAAATTCTCGTATTGCTAGGAACAAACGCTTGCCAGCAGAGGGCCGTTTTGACTAAAATAAACGAGTTTTATAAGGGGGTAACAAATACAAATAGATCATTTGACATTGAAGATTTTGATGACTTCGTGCGGGCATTCAACACGTGCAATTCAATCGGCACGTGCAGCATACTGGCTCAATTTGCCACAATCTGTTATTATTTGTACGAAGACGAAGCGCAAATCGCGAAACATCGGGACTACTATGAAAAAATAATAAACTTCATGATCGTGAAAACCGGCCCCGTTTACGAAACCATAAATGCGCTGAACACGTTCGTTTGTCGCAACAATTCGTATCCGTACGCGTACCATGACATGAGCAACGCCGGCTTGTTTCAAAAAATTGCCCAACTGCAGTACAACTTGTGTCCCGATCTGTTGCTGGACACTATAACAACCCGAGCAACCCCGGTAGCAACCCCGGTAGCAACCCCGGTAGCAACCCCAGTAGCAACCCGAACAAAGCCAATCAAGGTGGGGGTCATTTCGGATTTCATTGTGCAGTTTCATTCCGTCGCAAAGGACCGCATAGGCATTATCAAGCACTTGTGCGACGACCCCGAGTTTGACGTGAAAATAATGACTCGCAAAACTCCGAGCGCGTTTTACGAAAAAATAATGGGGCCCCACGCATCCAACGTCGTGATAACAATGGAGGACGGCGACTTGGTTGCAAATCGGCAACAAATCGCGGACCAACAGTTTGACATCATCGTGTACCCCGAAATTGGCATGTGCCAGCAAACGCGATTCATTGCGTTTTCGCGCCTTGCACCGGTTCAAATCACCACGTGGGGGCATTCGGACACGTCCGGACTGCCCAACATGGACTACTTTGTTTCGTCCAAATATTTCAACACGGAGGAAGACCAGGCGCACTACAGCGAAAAATTGGTACTGTTTGATTCGCTGGGAACGCATTACTATGACCTGTTTAGCCATTTCAAAGAAGAAATGCAAGCGCAGTCGGCGGCGAAAACGACGCAGCTGCGCGACATCATCATTGAAAAAACCGGCATTTCAACCCCCACCCTGTACGGATGCATACAAATCTTCATAAAAATGCACCCCTCGTTTGTGGGCATGCTGCACGACATCCTGAAAGCGGACGAAACCGGGGTCATTGTGATGTTGTCCACGAAAGAGGGGGACGCGGACGATGCCATTTTCAAGAAGTACATAAGCGATCGGATTGACTGCATGGAGCGCGTGCATTTCATTTATCAGGCACCCTTTTTAGAGTATGTTGAAAGCATAAAGGAGTGCGACATCCTCCTGGACTATTATCCGTTTGGCGGGTTTAATTCAACCATTGAAACGTTTTTGCTGGGCAAGGTGTGCATCACGCGCCCCGGGAAACGCATCAGCGGCAAATTCACGCAAGGGCTGTATCGCAAAATGGGCATAACCGAGTTCATTTGCGAGTCGGACGCCGAGTATGTTGCAAAAGCGGTGCAGTACGGCAAAAACCGCGACGAACGGAGCAAATACGAGGCGCTGATTCGGGACAACGTTCACAGGGTCATCCAAGAGCAGGAAAGCGTGGATGAATGGAAAGCATTTTTGAAACGCGCGCACACAGTATGATTAAAATATCGGCTTATTCCAAATGTCGGGAAATAAAAGCACAAGCGCGTGCGGAGGGGTGGGCTATGTGCCGGTTCCATCTCACGTGCTGAGTCGCGAAACAGGCACGTGTTTAACTGTCACGCGCGAACAGTACAAGGCCGAAATTCTTAAATGCAAACAAAACAGCGCGCAGCTAACGCGGGCGCAACAGTACTCCATGCTGTCGCGCAATGCGCTCACGCGCAAGAAGTCGTGGGCCACGCAAACGGAAACATACACGAACCCCAACGTGAACAATCTGCCGGAAATTAAGGCATCCGTTGACGGGATCATCAGCACGGTGTCTTTGAATTGTTACGCCATACCACCCACGCCCACGCCTACACCCACACCCACACCCACGCCAACACCAACACCAACGCCAACACCAACCCCAACACCAACCCCAACACCAACGCCAACACCAACACCCACACCAACATCCACGCGTGCGCCAATACCAGTAAATTTTACGGTCACCGGCTTCACTCTAGGGGTCAATTACAGTGTGAGCACGGTGGCCGGTTACAATGTGTATGTGTTTTATCCCAGCGCGACCACCAGCGGAACCGTTACTCCCAATGTTACCTGCAATGTATCCTATTTAATTGTTGGCGGCGGCGGCGGCGGCGGTGACGGAGATTTATTCGGGGGGGGCGGAGGCGGTGCAGGTGGGGTAATCACTGATTATCCTGCATATTCCATTACAATGAATGGAGGTTCGGTCAATTCCCTTACGGTTGGCGGAGGTGGTCCACCAGATGTGAATGGAACGACTAGCTCATTTAACGCATTATTTGCATTGGGCGGTGGTGCTGGCGCAAGTGGAAGTACACCGGCCCAACCGGGTGGCAGTGGGGGTGGTTCAAATAATACTTTCGTAACCGGCGGTGCCGCAATAGGCGCAATAGGGGTTTTCGGTAACCCTGGTGGCAGTCAGATCACCACCCCAGGTCGTGGTGCGGGCGGAGGTGGCGCCGGACAAGCTGGTCAATCGGGGGGGGACGGCGGTAATGGAATGCAATTCGCCATCACGGGTGTAAATACGTATTATGCCGGAGGAGGAGGAGGAGGATGCGCAATAGGGGCAACTGCCACAGGTGGTTTGGGTGGTGGCGGACAAGGAGGCGGTCCCACTGGGATCAATATAGCAACTCCTGGAACCAATGGAACTGGAGGTGGAGGCGGAGGCGGAGCTCCTAGTGTTTCTGTGAATCCGGCAAATGGTGGGTCTGGCATCATAGTCATACGTGTTCCCAGTTTTGTGTGATCCACGGATCCACGGATCCGCGCATGATAATAATTTAATTTTTATAAAATAAATTATTTAATTATTTGAGGCCATCCAATATTTAATCTAATCAAGCCGAATGAGTCAGTTCTTTAAACACAATGTCATTTCCCAATCGGGTTGCCACAACCGAAACCGCGGTTATTGGACGGCTGGCGTCAAACCCGGTCGCGTCCAAATACAAGGTGGATGCGTCATTTGCAAGAAGGTTGCCCATGACCAGCGTGCGCGCACCGGCGCCTTCCGCAAACCCGTCCACATCAGTCACGCTCAGCTCGTGCACTTCAGTTGCGCCCAGGTTGTCGGTTGAGCTGGGCACCAAACTGGCATTGGGTCCCACCGTGTAACTCTTGGTAAGTCCAGTTACCGATTCAAACGCAATCACGTATTGAACCCCTGAATCGGACAGATCCGGGTTTGTGAAGTTGCCTTCCTGGGCCAAAACGAACACAACCGATAGAAGTCCTTCCGCTTGCAGCCCCTTCGCGTTTATGGTCGCGTTTATTGCAATGCGTCCATTGTACGCGCCACTGCTCATTACTCTGTACGTGGATTCAAGTTGCAATTCCGGTTTGGTCGCAACAATGTATTTCAATGTCGGTGATGCAAGCGTCAAAAACAACGGGGTGGACGAGGTGGTGCTGGGGGAAGCAGCAACCCCGTACTTTGTGGTGTAATTAACACCCGCCTTCAGCCTGTACTGCAGATCAAGATCGTCCCCCAATGCATATCCGTCCGCCGCCAAGTCGTACACGTTTATCACGGTACTAGCCGGTTGAACGGCGTCCGCAGTGCTGGTGCAGGTCAGCACCTTCACTGTCGCTGCTTCCGGATTGGTGTTTGCAACCACCTGATTGTCAATCAGTTTCACTTCCGTCACGTTGGCTCCGCCGGCAGGGGTGATCGCGTAATTACCGCGCGACACGCGAAGTACGGTGTCGTTGCTGCCTCGTTTCACATCGTTGGTCATTCCGGTCACGGCAATGGATGCCACCGTGAAAGACAATTCGGCCGCGTCTGACAAATAAATCGTGCTGTCAGATGCGGTAATTCTAGTTTGCAGCTTCAAGGTTACGACGGATTCCGCATCAACACCACTCAAATCAATCGTGTATCCGTGATTAGTATTCACATCTGTCCCAGACACGTCGCTATCGTTCAAGACCAGTTTGTAACTGGCAGTTGCCGACGATCCGATGGATGCATACGTGCTGAGCGCATTGTTCCATGCCGCACTCGTCGCGGCGTACGATTCCTTCACACCGCCGGTCAGCGTCAGGTTGGTGGGCACGGGGATGACCGGAATGTTGAACATAGTTATCGCTAGTTGGACAGATTGAATTTCCTTTACTATGCCGGACACTATGTATGGCTTAAACACGATTTTACCGGATCTGAAATTCAGCCACTTGTTGGACGAAGCCACTGCATCCTTGTCCTTGATGGTAACACCCTCTGTCAGGGTTGCATTGGCAGCCGCCGCGGTTTGCAACGTGTACGACACGTTGGTTTGGGATGAGCCGGCCGATTTCTGAACATCCATCAACTGCGTGAGAGGGATGTCATTGGAAGCATCCTCATCGTCATTGGTGCTTTGGAAATAAACAATAACTCCGTCAACGGACCTCGTTCCCACCGTTTGAAATGTAACGTCAAAATTGAAGCTGGACACACTGTCGTTATTAAACGTCTTGTAAGCAAAATTGGTCACACTGAAATTGTCCAAACCGGGAGGATCGTTAAGCATAACACTGTAGGTGGCGCTGATGGGACCCGTGATGGAACCGCTCGCGTTTGGATCACTGATTTTATAACGCACCTGATAATCGCAATTTGCACCGCGGATGTTTGGATTCTCAACGGCAATGTTAAAGACGCCGCCGTTTGAAACACTCACTTCCTTCAGATCGTTCGGAGCAGCCAGGTTGCTGGTGAATATGGCACTCGTAAAGTAGTGTTCCGATGAAGTCGGATTGTTGATGGGAACGGTCAGCGTGCCTTGACTAAACCGGGGCACGGAGGTCATTACGTATTGGTTCACCTTGGAAACAGCCACTACGGCGTTGGATTCGGTTGCGGAAGGGCGAGTGGTTTCGCCCGCGCGGGGTTCAATTGCAACGCTAACCTTGACGCTGTTGGTCTGGGCGAATAAGCCCGTGCTTGGAATCCAGAAAAAGATGGGTTGCTGCGCCGAACCCAAGGTGCTGGCGGGTCCGGGAAGATTGGGAAACGATCCATTGGCGCTGGTGTGGTTTCTGGACAACACGTTGTATCTCATTCTCACTTGATCAAAGTTGGCATTAGATGTGAACATGCCAGTTTCCAGCAGACGAAAGTTGAAACTGCCGTCCTGACTCACGGATGCATTGGATGATGTCTGCAATGTCAGAGACGAAATTATTTCGTCTGAAAACACTGACGCATCGCTAAATGAATCGGTGAGATTCGCACCAATCTTAATGTCATATTTAACACGTCGGTTGGATGGAATGTGGGGAAATAAAGTGGCATCATCGGTTCCGGTGTAGACCAGAGTCATTCCGACCTTGGTGGGATCGGCGACGGTGTTGCCGTCGGACGTTTGATAACCAAACATCACTCTTGATTTGTAATACCCGGGAACCTTATTATTGCTGCCGACGGGGGTGGTGTATACGTTAAAGAACGGATATTCCTTTGCAGTTGCGTTTTGATGGAACACGGCATACAATCCAATGCCGCTTGCTTGATTCAGAGTTAACGAATTGCTTGCGGTTTGGCTTGCAGCAGGGAGAAGGTTTGCGTAAAAGTACAAAATGACTTTGGGAAGGACTCCGCTCGCCGCACCGCTCGTACCTGGACCCCCGTTCACAACGCTCCAACCGCTTTCACTGGCATTGTGCGCAATGATGTTATTTGAACTAGCCTTCATGCTGGTAACCATTGAATCGGTCAACACGGTTTCAACCCCGTTAATGCCCGACACCGCATTGCCATTATTGACGGATTCAAACAGCTCAAGGTACAACTCTTGATCTGATTTGTTGCTGTGACCCTGAATCTGGTAGAGCTCGGCCACCGGCGCCGCGGATCCATTCACGCTCACGGTGAATTTGTGATTCGTCAAAGCATTTCCGCTGGCATCCTCAGCATCCAAATCCTTGAAAAATCCAGCCGTGATTCCGCTGCCGTAAAAATCATTTTTGGAAAACTTTCCGACGAGACCCAGTTCCGGGGCCAGAGCGTATCCGCTGGCAGTGGTTGCATTGGAAATGTCAACCGTGCGATTACCCGAGCCGTCAACATTCGCCCCGGCAATCCACGAGTTCAATGCAACAACGCTGGGCAGCGACACAATGTCCGAAGTGAAGGTTTTAGACACATTGACGGATTTCTTGAGGATGGATTCACTTGGTTTCAGCGAGTAATGATCAATTATCGCAGAAACGTCGTATTCATACGATCCGTTGGACTTCTGGGTGGGTGCGGTGGTGGTCCAAACCTTCACCAGGTTCCCCTTCAAAACGGTGTACAGAATTTTTTGGTCTACTACGGTGGTGCTTACAGGCATGTCGGCCTTGTACATCACCACCCCTCCCTGCGACAATTCAAACGTTATATTGCCCGACTTTGCCGGAAGATTATTTGAGACGATTCCCGGAGTCATGTAAACGTTCATGACGCTGCTGATTGTCGCTGCACCCGCGTCGGATTGATCGGATGCAAGACCGTACGCGATCACTGAATCAATTACGGGGTTTGCAATGACGTGCAATGGGCGAGAAAACTGCCCGGTTATGCTGAACCCGTCACTGTAAGATGCGACAACGAATACGAAATACGCCTTGTCATTTATTAATTTGTTATCGCTGGTTTGCGGCAAGGTATAGTTGCCGGATGGGTCAAATGGCAGCAAATCGATGGAGTAAGAACTTAACGATTCCGTGTTGGGGGTTGATACCTGATTCGGATATATATTCACTTCGTCAAATAGAAATGACACATTAGTTGGGATTCGACTATCGTTTGTTTGGTTTACAAAATTAATAGGACATTTGACCGTAATGTTGGAACCGGCAGCCCCTTCAACCAAAGTTTCGTTAACAACAACGAGGTCCGGTAGTGTGAATTTGTCGCCCCCGTCAATGCGATGCAAATATTCATAGCTTGAGCTTGAACCGAATTCGGCAAAATAAGTTTTCACCTCATTATTTTCATCTACCAACTGCGCCTTTATCTTAATAGTATAAACCGTATTGTCTACAAATGCGTAGTTGATTTCAGAAACACTGACGACACCAGGAGGTCCGATAACACTATTCGATGTCGGTAAATGGTATACATCCGATTTATCAGTGCCAGTCATGATTTTTTTGGCGATAACCACTTCTGCACGCTTTACATAGGTTCGCTTGCCTTCTATATTTATCTTAAGGAATTTACGTTGGTCACTAAGGGTTCCAGTTATAAACGTATTCTGTGCGCCGCGAACATTATTGATCGGAGGCAAATAAAACTTAAATTCTGTCATATTGGTTATATTATGATATAATATTTTTTTTTATAACTAAAGTTAAAAAATAAAAAAAACTATTTGTTATTTTTTCAAACTGATTTAAATTACACATGCATGTATTTTGTTCATGTCTTTTGTTGTCAAGCGTTTTAATAATTTATTCACGTTTGGTTTTGTTTCATTGGATTGTGAAATGAATAGTGGCGCTACAGTGGTTGGCACGGGCGCTGCCACGGGCGCTGCCACGGGCGCTGCCACGGGCGCTGGAACCACTACATTTTGGACTAAACCTTGTTTTATTTTTCCCAATTTCAAAATTGGACTATTGTTATGAACATGCAATGTGTTTGCCGTTTGTTGCGGTTGCTGCAAATGCTGCAAATGCTGCAAATGTTGCAAATGTTGCAAATGTTGCAAATGCTGCAAACGTTGTTGCTCTTCATGTTGCTGTTGTTGCTGTTGTTGTTGCAAACGTTGTTGCTCTTCATGTCGCTGTTGTTGCTGTTGTTGTTGCAAACGTTGTTGCTCTTCATGTTGCAAACGTTGTTGCTCTTCATGTTGCAAACGTTGTTGCTCTTCATGTTGCAAACGTTGTTGCTCTTCATGT